CGTTTAGTTTAATTCTTTCTTTTAATATTCTATGCTCAGTCATAAGCATACATAAGAAAGAACTAGCCTCTAACTCATCGTATTCTGGCAAGTCAATAATAACTTGGTATTTTGTTTTTCCTTTAACCATTAGTCATCAATTCCTTTCAACATTAACTTGGTGAATTTTTTTGCAAGCCTATCCTCAAGAGTGGGATCTTCTTCTATTTGTCCTAGATTAAAGGTATCTATTGTTTTCTTTAACCTAAGAGTTTCCTGAGTTTCATCTACTAAATAAGCATCTCTTACATCGTACAACACGCCTTCGCCGTGTTCCCAATGTTCAATAGCTTCTTCTAGATTTTCAGCAGATACCTCAAACTCATAGTATCTTTTCATAGTTACATCTCTTTCTGCAAAGATAGTAAATTTTTTACTCACTAGATATCTCCTTTATTTCTAAGATTTCATCGTCTTCACGAGTGTGTTCATAATCTTTTGAAACCATCCCGCCTCTTAGGATTTTTTCTTCAGCGTCAGATTTATTTTCAGCCTCTACAGTTCCAAAAACATTGTATGTTTCTCTTAGTATTACCTTATACTTCATCGGACACCTCCTCTAAATCACTAAGTTCAAACCTTTCAGCAATGTAAGAAAAATCATAATCAAGCTTAGGTTTGAACAGTTTAACAGTATAATCGTCATTAAGTAATTCGTTGCCATCATCATCCATTAAATACAAGTGAATATCACACACATGAACATTTTTGAATTCTTTACTCATTAGTATAATCCTCCCCTTTCATTGTGTAGTCACGTTCTTGTTTATCAATTTCTTTATCAATTTCTTTATCAAGTTCATCCCACTTTTTTGGTGGTTCAATTCTACTATCAATGATCTCATAATCAAGCACCTCATAATCGTATCTAGGAGGTGTCTGCCACTTAGTCCATTCATAATTATAAGGATCTTCATCAAACAATCTAAGTGCTTCTTTATGTGATTCTGCTTCAATAGAAACATCAGCGTATTCAACAACACTTGATAAAACCTTCATTTCTAATACATATATTTTTTTACTCATCGAGCCACTCCTCTCCATCATCAGGATTGTTCATAGCTTGTGTTACCAAAGCATCTTCAATTTCAGGGTATGATTCTAAGAATGCATCAGATTCTTCTGCATTTAATTCAAATTCTTTATAGATTACTCCATTAGCTCCCATAATAATACAAAGAGAAACTAAACCAGTTGTATGTATTTCCCAATGCGAGTCCCCATATTCTTTATCATATGGTTCGTATTCTAAAACAGAACCCTCGACATTAACATATATTTTTAATCCATTTGGATTCAATTGATCTATACCTAAGCTTGTATCAGAAAATTCGTATTCATAATTCGTTAGCCCTACTTCGTGTAGGTATTTAGATTTAAACATTAGTATATCCCTCCATATATATTATACCATAAAAAGATTAGAATGTCAACAAAAATAGGAGAGGTACTAGGCGACTTGGATCTGCTTAACTTATTTTTCAAAGTCAAAGCCTAGTAAAATTAAGTACTTGTTTCTGATCCTAAGTTCTTGAGATAAAAACCAGTACCTCTCCCTAACCAGTAGCTGGTTGCAACCCGGTTAACCTAGGAATTATGCAACCGTGACTGTAGTTCTTGCTCTGCTCGTTCCTTCGTTTCAGGTCGAGCATGTTCCATGTTCAAGATATTCTGTAGCTGTCCTTCGTCCAGCTTACTGTAATCTTTGGTAGTAACCTCATCCAGAGTGAGTCCACGCTCCTCCAATACCGTCATGGCATTTAGCCCAGCTTCGCCGGACTTTGGATTCTTGGCGATGCCACGGAGAACAATGTCTCGGTAGCCCTTAAATTTATTCAATTGTTTCTCTAGTCTAGTCATACGAGTTCCTCCTCCATTTCTTGGATAGCTTCTGGTAACCAGTGGAACTTGTTACGATAGCTCTCTGGTCTTGTTTCTTCAAACGAGTTAACGATGGATATCGCAGCCTTCGGCTCGTCAACGAGCAGATGGTTTTTGATATAACTAACGGCTTCGCCAATGCAGTTAAAGACATCATCAGGACAGTCGAGTCCATAGCAGCCTTCTATATCTGAGTACACAGCGATAGCATATGGGTTTTGGATATCTATGATAATACGATTCATGATTGATCCTCCTTAGATCTTATTAGGGTTTATAAAATGATTTTTCAATCAACTAGCCGATCACAAGGAGCTGACATTGGTTTTCCATTGATGGTTGGGTTCCCAACAGCTCCGTTGGTCGGCTTTGGGCAAATGTGAGAAAAAAGCAGGTGTCCCCATAAACACGGGGTTCCCCGCTAGGGGGGCTAGAATAGCCGGAGAGCGAAGCGTTCCGCAGACGTTCCGAAGGGTCGTTCCGACCGGCGAAGCCGTTACACGAAGAATGAGGGTTGCCGAAGGCATTCCCCGCAGCCCGAAGGGAAGCATGCACACCGAAAGGTGAGGACGAAGGACTTCCCGAAGGGAGAGATGACTATATTATATAGCCATTAATTACGCCCGTTGATAACGAGCGTCACCACAAACTCCATTACGGAACTTCATGGTTCGGGAACGACAGTGAGCTTTGTTGAAGTCTCTCCAGAAATACGAGACAGTATCTGAAAAGTTTAGACCTTCTACCTCAAGATAGTGACTGTCGATAATATCCTCGTTAAAGATTTCATCATACCAGCACAACATACGGTAGTTGCCATTGTCCAACAAAGTCCAATAGATAGCATCAGTCTCAAAATACCGAAGACCGTCACTAACAGCATGGAAGGTGTATCCACGCCCTTGACATTCTTTAATATATCTTTTTAATTCACCAAGGCGAACAGTAAACTCAGGCTTGCCATAGGCAAAGACCTTTGCTGTGTCTGCTCTGTTGGTAAAATGAATAGAGACCATGCCACGGCTCCCCTTGCGGAGAACCACATTCTTAAAGCTTTGCTTACGCATAACTTTCTCCTTTGTCCGTAGACAAGAAACTAGGAAACCTACAGACGTTCTGTAGGGAAAAACTCTTGTCCCTCGGTAGAGGAACAAGAGCGATGGTATCAGCCAATAGCTGATGGCAGCTTATCTAGCAATGCTGCAATATCAAACTCTTCAACGCCAGCTCTTTGCGGTAGACGCTTATTGTGAGCTTTGCAGAAGTCACCTAGATAATCATGGTTAGTGAACATCCAGATCAAAACCTCTTTGAAGATTTGACGTACAGTATCTACATAGGCTACAGGGACACCAAAAGAATCGTGGATAGTCGCAATAGGAATACCCAGCTTCTGACATTTGTTGACTACAAGAGTAACAATGACAGCATCTATAAGGTGTGTAAAACATGGAGCACACGCAGCTATCCTGCCCTGACCAGTAGTCATAGGACAAAGATTCTTACGAATCCTCTTGCGTTCATCATCCATTGTAAATGAAATATCAATATAGTCCTTGATAGACTCACTCCCTCTCTTGTGAGGAAATGGATGTATAATAATATTATTATCAAGTGGATGCACAAAAGAAAAGCAAGAATCTGTTTTCTTGTACCAACTACTAGCAGCACCTTTTAACGTACCAAGGTAATCCTTGATAGACGGAAAGCGATTGAACATAGCTTGCTGTAATGACTTAGCCAAATAAGACAGTTGCCTTATCTGATTAGGAACAGACAAGTCTGCCAAGTGTGACTTAAGACAAGACGCTGGAGATAGTGTGACTTCCTCAAGAGGAATACGACCCTTTTCGATTTGAGTAGCCAACCCATCGGTTGACTTCGTATCGAGTAGAGACATGTCACACTCCTGTCCAAAGACAAGGATAGTTCCGATAGCACAAGCTAAAGCATCAGACGCTGTACCATACATGGTTTGAATCCCAGTTGGCTTAGCGATTTCTTTTCTTAAGATCTTAGTATCAATCTCAGAAAGTGCTTTAGACCAAGAAGAGCCTTCATTTAGAAACTGATCAACAATAGCTAAGTAGAAGTCTTCTTCTAGTATGGTAGTTAGCAAGTTCTTGTCTCGCATCATAAGAGACACTAAGAGTGGACCAGATGATTTAGTATCTAGTTGCACAATGTAATGCTCTGCAAATGTTTGATCAGTACAAGCTAACCATGCACTATATGCTTTCCAAGATTCAGGTACATTATGAGTCGTGAATGAGGAAAAGTACTTACCGTACTCTTCTTTTAAGAAGTCACGAGCTCTATCCCATTGCTCATCTGTAAAAGGATAAGCATCTGCAAAGCAGACGAGAGATCGATTAAGATCATCACCTTGATGAGATAATATACCAGAGCCATTGTAGTATCTACCACGCCAGTCGAGAAAGACTGTGTTGTAGAATCTATCCCAGCTTTCAATCCTTTCGAGTTCCCTAAAGACAGGTTCAGTTTGATCAGACATTACCTTTTCTTTATTAAGATAAAGCATATGTTCGATCTCAGGATGAATGTCAAACGGTGTATTGCCGATATACGACAGGGCATCCTGCACTCTCTTAGGTTGAGGCACATTGCCATTGCGACTCACCACAGTACGGTGTGTCCCTGCAATATAAGGACGAGACAATACATATCCTTTAAGCCTTGTAGGCTCAGGTAGCATTGTGTCGCCCGCTACGATAGCATTCTCGATAGACCGTAAATCTGTAAGATCTACATTCCAACCATAGACTGCTACAGCAATCTGCTCTCGCATCTGGTCAACGACCTGATGGATAGAGCGGTCTGCTCTTCGTAGTTTATTGCGAATGGTAATGAACTTCTCAAGACCAAAAGTACTGAGAGGTTCCCGGTATCGCTTGGGTAGCTGTTGGATAGCTCCAAGTTGTTTAGATAGTGGGCTTATAGCCATACCTAACTCCTTCCGCCAATAGGCAAAAGAAACCAAAGAAACTTCTGGAAACGCTCCAGAAGTAAAAAGTGCTGGAAGCAATAACTCCTCCAGTACCGTCTCCCGCCATCTTCTCTTCCATGTCTTACGCACAGTAAGACGGCACGGCGAGGATGAGCAGTACGCCCATCTTTGGTAGCTCACGGCTAAGTAAGCTACCTAAGACAAGCACAGCTTAGGGGGGTATAGGGGGACATTCCGTAATCCCACTAATACAACCCTAGCTGTATATTCGTGACCCCTAGTCGATTTTCCTAAGTATACCTAGTATATAATATATATAATATATACCTATAGATAAACTATAGTTAACTAGGGTCTACCTACCCTTAACCCAACTATTGCAACTCTTCGGGTAAATCAGGAGTTCTTGGCTTTTGTATTTCTTCTAAAGGATCAACCGAAGGAGCAACATCGACTCGACCCCTCTCAGGTTGTAGGGTTTCTGTTGCCGGTGCTGGAGCTTGTGTTGGCTCTTGCATTGGTTTTCCTCTAGGAATATTATATTGTTCAATCATATGAGATAAGAATGCTTGAGGATACAATTCTCTTATTATATTATTAAGATTCTTTTCTTCTTTAGTAAAGAACATATTATTGTTATTTCCAGTATCTATAACAAAGTCCTCGTTGAATCCTTCACGTCTAGGACCTTGTTGCTGATTACGTCTTAACTGATCTACAGACTTTTGTTTACCTAGAGTATGAGAAAGAATAGCTCTAGTAAATGGGTTAGCAAATGCCTGACCTATAACTGGATGAGGTGCTAAGGTTAAAAGACGTGCATAGTTTCCAAAGTCTTTCCCATCAGGATTTGTTATATTCTTAAGAGATTCAAGCTGTCCACTTAGTAATGAGAACCCAACAGGAGCTAAGGGTCTTCCCACTCCTTTGGCTAAGTTGCCTTCTAGAAATCCTTTAAAGGCTGATACAATAGCTTCTCCTGCAAATCCCATAGAAGGGTTCCTAGATAATATATAAGATATTTCTTTAGCAGGATTTTCTGAAAATCTTCGTCTTAGAGTTTCAGCACTTACTCCAGCAGCTAACATAATAATAATCATATAAACAGCTTCTTGTAACATAAACCTTATGGTTCTTCCTAAGAAAGCTGCGGGACCATATCTTGGTAAATCTCTAAAAATTCTTTGTGAAGCGTAAACATTAGGATAAGACTTATAGTGTCTCATTAATCTAAATAGAGGAACATCAGTTGTATCTAAATCCATAGCGGTAGGATTGATAATATTTAAATGTACCACGGCATCTTCCCAATTCTTTAATCTTCTCATGGCATCATTAAGTCTTGATCTTCCGCTTCTATCTTGTTCTGAAATATAAGATTTTAAAGATTTGCCAAAAGAATATACTCCATATACCCTAGAAGATTTATCTAATATTATATCTATATCGTTTAAGATAGCAATATCTAAAAGACCCATTTGTGCCATTTGATAGACTGCTTCTACTCGACCGTGAGAACTACCAAGGGTTCTAGAAACAATTTCTTTTAATTGTTTTCGATTTTCTAATACATCCCTATTTTTATTTATTTCTTCAACAAGAGTTTTAAATCTACCATCTTCAATAATTTCCTGTAGAAATTTTCTATAAGATAAAGTAGATACCATTCTAAGGTCAGTATTAATAGCTCCGTTTACAGAGTTTGATAAAATTCTAGATTTTCTTAAAAATCTTCTTGTAGAACTTAACTCGTGATCAGGAGCCTCATCATCAAACAAAAGACTTCTATCCATTTCATACCTATTATGTTTTAGATACTTAGCGTAATAAGCCATACCAGATGCTAGTTCTTTTTGTTTTATTCTTCCATTCTTTGTAGCATGGCTTGCCCCTAATGTTATACTATCTATAAGAGTTGTAAAGAAGTTTGAGAATCCTCTTGGACCTCCAAACATCAAAGAGGTAGTATTAACTATACCTTCTACTACAGGAGTAGCTACAGTTAAGTTAGGTCCTAATAAAGTAGAAGTAAAATCATTTATTGTATCAACAGCTGGATTTACATTGTTTACAGCTCTTGTTGCAACTCCCCCTGTTATCTGTAGTTTTCTTCTTAATATTTGTATATCTTCTAAAAGCCTAGATCTAACAGGTCTTTGTATTCCTCCAAATAAACTCTTTACAGAATTATCTATAATATTTAAGCCAGATAAATCTGTATTATTTTCTATAACATTTTCAAATATAGTTAAAAATAAATCTGCATTTATTGTAGAATCAGTAAATTGTTTTAATGTTGAAACAGTACTTGCATTCCACACAGGACCTCGAACCATACCATTTACAATATCGGATATAGAATTATTAAATAAACCTTTAGTATTAGGGTTAGTTAGTAAATCATAAGAACTTGGTATACCTACTATTTTTTGTGGTAAGAAAGAAGTACTTCCTATTCTATTCATAAGTAAATAAAGTTTGTAATCGATAAGATTTAAAACATCATTAGAGTTTATTAAATATTGTTTATGGTTTGGTCTAACAAGATTATTATCTCCAATTACTTTAGCTAAATAACTTCCAGATAAAGCTTGAAATTTACTTACAAGATTTGTATGCGACTCTTTTATTCTTCTATTATATGTATTAACTATAACGTCATCAGCAGTAGGTATAATTTGTTTTAAAGTTTTAGTTCCACTAGAAGCTTCTTCATACATACCTTCAACCATTTGATGTCTTAATAAGTTAATCTCTAATCCTTCCCTTGCAATATAATCCCTTTTAGATTCTGTATCAGTTTTTATTTGTTGCTTTAAAGTATCTGCTCTTTCGTCTTCGCTATTTAAAATACGTTGATCAATATATTTTTTAACATTATCAGGAGTTAAATCCCAAGATTTTAAAAACTTTGAATCAACTATTCCATCAGTTACATTACTTAAATCCGGAAGAATATTAGACATATACAAACCAATTGGATCAACAACTCCTTTATTAGCGGATTTTAATTCTAGTTCACTTTTAATCATATCTTTCAACGCATCTCGTTTAGATAATACTTCATCTAAAACTTTATTATTTTCCATATTTTTAATTTTTCTTTTTAAAGTTAATATAATATTTCTATTAGGATCTGTAAATTCTGGCTCAGATAAAACACCAGCATCAAACATAATATCAGTCATTTGTTGTAAAAACTCTTTATATTTTTTTGCGTACTGTTTAATTAAATTATAATCAGGATCAGTTTCTGAAATGTCCTTTTCGTTAACTATAAATCGAATTGCCCCTTCTTTTATTCGTTCAAATCTATCTGTGTCCAATTTTCCTTCTTCAGTAAATCCTTTATCGTAATCTGCTGCTTCTTGTTCTAAAATCATTAATTCATTATAATTGTGTTCAAAGCTTTGAATACCTTCAGGATTTTGTAAATTACCAGTAGTGTTTTCTAATCCACTAGCAATCATTCTAGAAAATAAAACAATTGGAATAGCATTATTTAAATAAGTTCTATCTGACTGAGTAGTATTAAAACTAAAGATACCATTAGTAGCAAGTTTATTTAAAGTTAAATATATACTTGGAAAATAAGCTAAGTATTGTTCTGTTCCTTCTAAAACATATTCTCCTCTATGCTCTCCCATTTTTTCAAATGAATCTGCTAAAAATGTTTTTAAAATATCTAAATCACCTTGTTCATTATTATTTAATAAACTAGTAATATAATTTCTAGGTATTAATAAATCGTCTTTAATTTTACCATGTCTAGAATGAGTAATTTCTCTTTTTGAATTATTAATTATTTTGCGATTATTTAAAACAGTTCTTCTATCTTGACCAAACATATTTTTATAATCTATTTCAGATATTTGTTTTTCAATATGTTCTTTTTCTTTTAACTTATTAACTAATTCAGCTCTCTTTTTATCTTTTTCTTTTAGATCTTTTGCATTGTTCATATCATTTTCTATATCTCTTAACTCACGCTCTATATTCTCAAGGTCATCTATTAACGTCTCAAAAGAAGTACCAGTAGTTTCTGTTTTAGTAATATTATCTATTTGTTCTTTTGTCAGAGGAGAACTATCTCTAAATTGAAATAAAGAAGGAGATTGATCACCTAATGTAAGAGATTTTGGATTTAAAAAGTTATACATATTCTCTGCATTAGGATGTCCAGTAGAAACTTCAGAGGGGGTTCTAGAAGAAATAGCCCTATGTATTCCTGCTCGTTGATTAAACCCGTAACTGTTTTCTACAATTTTTTCCATCATCTCATATGCTTTTGGTGTTCTTGTTTTAAATCTAAATAATGCATCAGTTATTGTTTGTAAGTATCTTCTAACTGAACGAACAATTTTACCTACCATTGATTCAACATGTTTATCAGGAACTATAATAGATTTATCATGAGTTACATCTAACATAACTCTATGAGACACATACAAAGCAGCCCATTCTTCTGGATTATTTTGATAGAAAGCAACAAGAGATTGTAATTGTTCTCCACTATACTTAGAGTACTTAGGAAGAGAAGTTACAAAGTCTCGTATAGAAACTTGTCCTTCATAAGATTTAATCCACTCAACAACACTTATCCAATGTGCTTCGTCTTTTCTAATAAATCTTTCTACTCCCATATGTCCAATGGTTTCGTGAAGAATAATTTCTACCAATTCTGTATTATTATCAACATTAGTAGGATCAACAATTATAGAAAACTTGTCTTTCTTAACACCAAAAACTCCAGACACTCTATCCTTAGTTCCTATTTTATACAACGGTTGAGTTGCAATTTCTAAATCTATATCGTTAAAGAACTCAGGATTCATTCTTGCTAAATGAGCAAAAGTTATTCTTAACATTTCTTTTTGTTCATTGTTTAAATTAGAACTTTCTATAGTTTTATTTAATTCTAAAGCAGTATCATTTGATTTAAATGTTTTATTAAATTGTTTAAAATCTTTTAAAGACCACAAATCAACATCGTCATCTAAACCTCTTGATAAATCTAAAGGATTATAAATACCATGACTATCTAGTCCCTCTTGTATAGCTGCTGACAAAGCTAGTTTAGCAGCAATTAATTGAGAAGGACTTGGATCTTTAACACCAACAATTTGTTCTAAGGCTGTTTCAAATCCAACTAAATTTTCTAACTCATTAACTTCTTCGCCTATTAATTTAGAACGAACTTCAGAAGCACTGTTTCTATCTAACCATTGCCTAGCACTTCTAAATAATATTTGTGCTTCATTTAAAGCTGACTCTTGAAAATCTATCTCTGTATTTAATTCTTTATAAAATTTCCCAGCCTTGCGTGTGCGTGATTTAACGATAAGCCCTCTTAATTCGCTTGCAGTTAAATCTTTATTTAAAATATGCAATGCCCAAGTAGGAAACATATTACTATCTACAGTTAATAAGTCACCTTCAATATCATATTCAGTTCCGTTTAAATCTTCTAATACTTTTTTAAATAACTCTACTGTAATAGCCCCATCTTCTTCTGTATATTCTTTAATTCGTTTATTTATTTCTTCTTTACTTGTTATCTTATTTAATTCTTCTACTGTATTTTTAACATCTTCATTATCTTTCATATATGTAGGAACATGCTCAGAATTATTTATATCTATTTCTCCTTTTAATCTAGTTGTTAAAAGATGAACTACCCATCCCCCTACTTCTGTTTTTTCTTTTTTAAGAATATTTTTTGCGTAATCATTTAACTTTCCTTTATCGCTTTTATTTGCTTTCATGTTCTTAAAGATAGTCCTAAGATCAAAGCTTCTCATTGCTATTCGCAAAGCTAAATCATATTCACCGGTAAGGTTGCCTAATTGTACCCAATCAAAGTGATTACCATTAAAAGTAACAACCTTATATCCTTCCTTTTGTGCTGCTTCAACTCTTTTTAAAAATGCTTTTAAGTTTTTACCATCAGACATTTTATTTTCTTTTCGATCAGAGTAATGTTCAGCAATGCTATATACCTTAGTTATTTTACCATCTATAACCCAATCAGTTTCAATATCTATAGCTAATATTTTATTATTTTTTAACCATCCATCATAATCTAATAGTTCAGGAATATTATCTACACCCTTTAATCCTAATTCTTTTAAAATAGATTTAAAATTATCTACATTAGTTCTTTGTAAAACTCCTATATTATTAGAATCACTTATATGTTTTTCTAGATGCTTAGTCATTTTATTTAAAGGATTAAAATTAAGTTTATTAATTTGTTCATTTAATTTATTTACATTTGGTTCTATTTCTGTAAATGTTTTATAATCTATATTTAAAACAGACGCAGCAAATATTTTAGCATCTTGGAAATTTAATCCATGACTATCTTGAACTTTTAAAGCTAGAGATAATACTCTATTAGTATCATTTGGATTACTAGTTATTTCATCTAATACTCTAGATAATCTTGTATTGCCTGATTTAGTAGCCGATGTTTTCATAATATCAATAGCTGAATAATAAGATTTTGCATAAGCAGTATCAAAATCCATTCCTTTTAATCCACCTAATTTATCTATATCAATAGTTTTATGCCGTTCGTTTGGATCAAATGAACTACTTCTTCTATCGTCTGTAAGAGTATAAGAATCTAATTCAGAGTCTTCCATAATTTCAAATGCTTTTAAAAGTATTTCATTTTTCTTTCTAAGATCAGTTTGAAACCCAGCTTCTAAACTTTCATGCAATGAACGCTCTGTACCTAAATATGGTTTTTGAGTAATAGACCTATCTTCAATTTGTCGCAAAAGAGTTGACTTAGTATTAATTAACATCTCTTGCAGCCCTTCACGAGTAAGATGATAGGTAGGTGCTCCAATAACTTTACCATGTAGCAATGGGTATATACTGCCCCACATTCTTTTAATTTTGCCTTCATGCGTAGGATCAAGAACCATTCTTCCTCTTGTTTCAGAATCAGGATCTAAATAAATTGTAAAGTTTCTATGATGCTGAATTGAAGCTTCTTCAATTGCTTTAAAGAATATATCAGATGCCATGTTTCTAATAACTGGATCAGGATCATTGTACATTCTTTCTAAATCCCACCAAGCTAATAACTGTCCTTCTGGTAATTTACTTTCGAGTTCACGAAGATAAGCTCCAATTTCACTATCTTCTTTTTTCTTAGCTTGTATATATTCATTTGTTTTAGATATAAGGAAATGCTCCATCATAGCCACGCCAGTTTCTAAATGGTGAACAGCTACCGGTCCTTCTACAGTTGCTACGACTTCTTTCTTTTTAAAAGCTGTGTCTTCATCTAAAGCTACAAGATGTCTTGGGGCAGCAGTAAAAACTCTTGGATCTCCTTTTTCAGATCGTTGAGATATTACCTTAGCAAGTTGAAGATAAGACATAGCATCGGTATCTATTGCATCTCCTAGTTCTGGTAAAAATACATCTAACTCTCTAGGATCATAAGTAGTTGTTTTTACTTCATGAGCAATAGACCTCTGTGTGAATAGTTTATCATACCAAGTCATTCTTATTTCTCTACTTCTTGCTGTATAATCTGCTTCGCTTGTAGTTCTTAATCCTTTTACAATTCCTCTAGTTTGACGTAAAGTGTCTGACATAATTCTATCATGATCCCATAGAATCCATAATCTAGCCCATTGTTTATTTTTTATTTCAGTAAAATATCCTCGTTCCATAGCCCAAGGAAGTACAGACTCTTTAAAGTTTCGCATTGCTTTGTAAACTTTTTGTTCATTAGATTCGTCACTAAAAACATTACTAATAGGCTCTGTAGCAGGAGGACTAGCTACAGGAAGTGTATTAGTATCGAAAGGATGTGATCCAGTTAAAAGACCTGATACAAATAAATTTAAATTATCATCAAGTTTATTATCAGCAAGTTTATTAAAATTATCTATTCTCTTATCTTGTTCTTTAACTTTATTTTCAAAGAATTTTTTTCTTAAGAACAAAGATCCTTTGTCTTGCATAAGATTTCCGGGAGATCCCATTGTAGGTCTAAATGAAGAGATACCAGCCGGAACTTTTGTTGTAATCTCAACCTGATCTTTTACAGTTCTTCTTGACCATAATGGTTTATTATTTTCATCAAACCTACCGCCAAATTCATTCTTAGTAAATTGATCTCTACCAATTTCATTTGATAGTTCACTAGGATTATTCCAAAAATTATTTGATCGTGCTCTTGCTTGAACAGTATGATCTGATTCAGCTTGCCATTGTGCAAAGTAATCAGCCATAGTATATTCTGGTATAGCTAACATAGCAGGTTCTAATTGAGTTGAAACTCTAAGAGCTAAATCTATAGCAATAAGTTTATTTACATAATCTCGTTTATTTCCAACTCCTTCAGGAAATCTATTACCTAATGTTTGCCAAATACCGTATGGTTTTTCTTCGCTTCTATAGCTACCAAAGGGACTTGTATAAGGACTCCTAGCTCCAGCAAAAGGAAGCTGCAATCGTCCTGCTGCTGTATCAATCCCAAACTCTTGGAATACATGGTATTGCAATAGTAGCCCACCCATTAGCCAATTTTCTTCAACATGAGCAGGATCTAATCCTGAAGCTTCCATAATTTTTTTAGTCATCTCATCGTATTCAATTCTAATTGGCTGTGCATTCTTTTCATTTAAAACTCTAAGTAATGGCATTTCTTTCCATGCTTCATTAAACCCTGTTAATAATCTATATATTTCAGAATAATGTTTATTAAATATTTCTGGATTATCTAAATCAGTTTCAGTTAAAGGTCTATCAACAGAAGGATGTCTTTGTGATTTTAAATATTCTTTAACATTATTAATTCTTTCTTGAGTATCTTTTCTAATAATTTCTTTAAGCCTTGCTTTTTCTTCAGGTCTTCCTTGACTTAAATAATCTGACATTTCTTCTACATAGTTCTCATGAGCTTGAATTAAATCTCTTCTTTTTTTACCAGCCTCTTTCATATCATCACCATAGACAGCTAACCAGTCTGCTTTAACTAATTCTTCTTGTTTTGCATAATTTTCTAAAATATTAATTAGCTCTACTCTTTCAGTAGCAGTCATACCTAATCCTTCAAGAATTGTATTAGTTGCTCCTTGAACTTCATTAATCATAGTTGCTCTTAATGCAGCCCCGCCTTTATTTAAAAAGGTTGCCCATACTTTAATATCTTTTAGAGTAATGCCGTTAGCTTCAGCTTGTTTTGCCCAATCAGCGTTTTGTTGCCAGTCTTTAACTAATGCATTTGCTGTTCCTTCTAAACCTGCCCAATATAATTGAACCATAGTAGGCTTCTTCATAAACTCTCTAAATAATTTAACTCTATCTGTAGTCTGGTCGTTATTTTTTAAATCTTCTAATATACCTTTAAAATCAAATAACTCGTTTAGTTTTTGTAAAGACTCCAATGATTCTGGGTTCATATCTATATGCGATTCAATATTTTGTAGTGCTGACTCTAATACATACTTGCCAACATTTAAATAAACATCATCTTGAGTATACCCTAATTTATCATATACTAAATTATCTAGAAATTCTTGTATTTCTTTATTTGATCTTTCGCCTGAGATTAACATAGATACAGTAATATGTTGACCAGAAAAACTATGATCCCTAACTCTTTGATATGAAAATATATTATCTATTCCTATTGTTTGTGCTTTTTCTTGTCCTAATTCTAAAGACCTTTTAGCAAAACCTTCATAGTTTTTATTCATAAATTCCCAAGCAACGTGTTGAAAGAATCCAGCAAAAGTTAACATCCCAGATGCCATACCCGGCGTAGCTCCTTCTGCTATTCTTTTATTTAATCTACCTCCCACACTCTCTTCATCAAATGACTCATCTCTTTTTATAAATAAAGGCTGAGGATTATATTTTTCATCAGCTTTTGCTTTTTCATCTTTAGTTAATTCTGAAACAGATTTACCTAACTCTTCTGCATATTTTTCTCTAGCTTCTACTTGAGTTTGAAATCCAGTAATAATTCCATCAACATAAAATCTACCATCATGAATTAAATTTAACCCTATAACAGGGAAATCTAACATAACTTCCATTACCATTTTTTGCCATTGTTCAAAATTAGTAATAGTTTCTCCCGGAGTTCTATTAGATATCTGAGGAAGAAAATCAAATCCTAATTTTATTTTACCTACAATTTCTCTACTAGGAATATAATATTCTCTGAAAGCTTCTTCTTTTTGTTTAGCCGTTAACTCTTTATCTTTATCTAGCTTTCTATCTTTTATATATTCTTCTATAGCTCCTTCTTTAGTAGTTTTTCTTTTTAATAAATCATTTATAAAATCAGTTACCTCATCAGGTGTCATTGCTTCAATTGTTTTTAAAGAGTGTTTCATTCTATGAGTAACTAAGGCTTCTTCATAGTTTCGTCTTAGATTTTTTGTAGAGAAAGGCATATCATGTCTAACACTTTTAGGTTGTAGTTTAGAACTAATATTCGGCTGTCCTCTGTCTACAAGATCTTGAGGGCTATCAGGATCAGTTTGATTTTCAATATTTGTACTGATATTTCTTCTATAAGTTGATACTTCATTTCTTCTAAAGATTGCATCAGACAATGCTCTGCCAGCCTCTTCGGCGGGCATCCAATCTAAAGTACCATCCCCCATATCTGTTTCATTTTTAATTCCATAATAAAGTTTTGTAGTTTCTAATAATATATCAATAACTCTATCAAGACTTTGTGTTGTTTCATTACTATCAATGATTTCTATATACAACTCTTTAATTCTAGAGTCAATAGTTTTAGGACGAGTAGTAACATAGTCTTCGTATATATTAACAAAAGTTTCTAATAATCTTTGTTTATTAATTCCTCTTGCTTGCTCTATAAAATTATCTTTAAATATTTCTGTATATTCTTTTTCTGTGACTGATCTATTAGCGTCAACATCTGTATCTCTATTAAATCCTGCTCGCAATCTATTCTCTTTAGGTATTGTTTTAACATAATCTAATAGACCTTGATGTAATTCTTCAGCAAATTTTAATTGTCTTCTATAGTTAGTGGTGCTTTTATCTAAAGATTCTACTCTACCTTTAGCATCAACTACTGCTCTTTCAAGTTTGCTTTCTACTCTAGCAGAATAATTATCTCCTAGTTTTTTAGATATTGATAATAAAACAGTAGTAAGTTCTTCAACATCAACAATAACATCCATATAATCGCCCTCATGGATTGTGTTATTATCTGTTTTTTCTCTTCTATATAATTTATCTGGTGCTAATCGTCCATCTTTACTTGCTTCAATAGCTCCTGCTTGTTCAAGAATTACCGGTCTAATTCCTTCTAATGCCTTTGATCCTTCTGGTCCTAGCTCTGAACCCATATGAAATATAGGGTGATTAAAATTTATATTTCCTAATCCTGCTTGGTGTAACATAGCAATAACTAAACCAAGATGAGAATATTGTCCGTTTTGATTTTTTAAGGTTTGTAATAGACGAGCAGCATCTAAGAATCTTTCTGCATATTCTCCAATAGTATCTTCAGTAATAACAAAAGGAATACTATCTTGTGGCGGTACTGGGCGTGAAGTCTCTGCTTCTGTTACTGATCTTTTTAATAAAGGCTGATCATTTGCAGTAAACTCACCAATGCTTACATAGTCGTGGACAAGCTCATTAAAAGCATTCATAGCTTCGACATCAATTCCAGATAATCTAGCTATCATCATATTTATTCCTCTATGTCTATTAGAGGTTTCGTTTCTCCACATTGCAAAATCTGTTATCATATCTCTAGCAGTATTCATATCAACAGTATCTTCCATTTTTAAATCAGGATACTTTTCTTTTAAAAAACTGTCAATATAATTAAAACTTATATAGCTATCTTTAACATATGTTTTCCAAGTATATAAGTCTATAGTTTTTAATTTCTTTTTTCTAGCATCATCATTTATTTGGACTTTGCTTTGTTGTGCTGATCGTACAACATATCTATGATATGCAAATTGTTGAAGACCAGATGAGAAAAGATCTTCTTTTGGAATAAGCCTAGAAGCTGCTACTTCTTTATTTAAAGACAATCTATTTATATTTTTTCTTAGTTCACTAATTTCTTTGAACGGTCCTAATTTTTCTAATTCTTTCTCTTTCTTTTGGATTTGATTTAAAAGTTTATTAAATTCTTTTCTTGTTTTAAAATATTGTTCTAAATTTTCTTTTAATTCTTTTTTATTTTTTATTAATTCTTTCTTTTTATCTTCTAATATTTTTTTACTTTGATTACTTGGACTATCTATAGCTTTAATAAAATCTTCTATAACTTGAGATAATTTACTATTTTTTATTTCAGTATTAAATTCTTTACTTTCAATTGATTTATTTTTTACTTTGTCTACAAATTCTTTAGTAAGCCCTAGCTTAGCTATCATTTGTTCTTCTGTTTCATTATTTCTTCTATTGTTTAAAAAATCTAATAAAACTCTACGCCTTGTCTCTATATCTTCTTTTATATTTAATACAATCCTTTTAACATCAAAAAGTAGTTTTTTATCTTCTTCGATATTTTTAAGATTAGTATCAACCTCAGCTATATCCTCGTCTATAAATTCATTAACTTTATTAGAAAGTTTCTTTTTATTTTTTATAGTTGTTAAGTCTACTAGTCTATCTTCTGTTCTAATTCCTAAAGATTTAAATAAAGTTTCTAGTTGTTCATTTAAAGCCTCTAGTTCTTTTATAGATGTATCAAATTCTTTAACCTCTTTTGTTTCTTTGTTTTTAGTAGACATCTCTGATAATTGTAATTTTAATTGTGATATTTCATTTGATATTCTAGTTATTTCAGCAAGAGTATCTTTAAGTTCTACAGGCAAATCTGCTTCAAGTTCTTCTAATTTTCTATCTGATTCTCTACTTTCTTCTATTGTTTCAGTAATTTCTACTGGTTCTGTAGGTGTAGGATCAACTATCGATTTCATAGACTTATCGGCTTTTTCAGCAGATAATACTTCTGCGTCTAATCTATCTATAGTTTTTCGGACTGAAGGATTACTTAAAAGATCTTTATGTTTACTTCGTAGTACTGTACTAAATGGATTTATAAAATCTTTACCTGAAGCCTTTAATATAATAACGGCTGCAATTTCCTGTACTATCGAAGATTCCATCACAAAATCTGGATGATCTTCGTTTAAGTAACTAAAAAACCGGTTTAGAGTCATTTCGCCATTAAATACTTTGTAAAGCCTAGTTATAATTGCTGCTTGTTTTAACGGATCTTTAGTATAAAATACTAAATTAGTAAAAAATTGTGAAGCTTCTATATTACCTCGGTCACTAGTTTCTTTTATTCTCTTTAATGCCCTGTTAACAGCAGCATTCTTTTTATCTTCATAAGTTTCTGTAGGTGTAGGATCTACATCAGTTTCAGGCTCTGGTGTTTCTGTTGGCTCTGTAGGCTCTACCTTTTCTTTAGATTTTTCATCTCGTATTTTTCTACCTTCTTCTAGGGTAACAGCTTTAGTATCAAAGCCATCTGGATTAGCTACTACCTTATTACCTACTGCGTCTATATAAATAACAGGTCTTCCAATACTTTTAGAAAGCAGCGATGCATTGGTTTCTCGCTCCTTGTTTAATTTATCTATATCCCCTAGCTCACGACTAGTGTCTTCTTCAAATTTTTCTTTCATTCGTGTTAAATAATTATTTATTTCTTCAGGAGTCAAATGAACTATGTCATTTAAATTCTTACCATCTTCAGATAATACATTTAAAAATAAAGTTCGTTCTTCTTCCCCAAGAGTTTGAATCCATACATCTGGATCAAAAGTATCTGGGTTCTCAGCATAATCAATTTTTTCTATTAGCTCATCAACAGTTAAATCATTTTCTTGTGCAATAAAAATTAAATTAAACCCATGAAATTTATTTATATAATTATTTTTAATTTTTAGTTTTGCAGGAGCTGATATAGTAGATCCATCTAATGCAGCATCTAATATTTTAATAGCCTTAATACCTGCGTGTTTAACATCAAAAGTACTATCGCCAGAGTCTTCTACTAATTTAGTCATGATCTTATCCATCATTTCAAAGGTAAAATCTGTAGGGTTATCTTGTTTTGTTTCTTGAGCATACTCATATACAGTATCGTATAATACATCTAAGAAATTAGTTTTTCTATTTCTTCTTCTTGGATCATCTGGAAATAAATATTTAAGGGTATCTTTAGTAGCAGTTATTTTTTTAGGAACACGATTGCCAAAAACAATATCGTATTTTTTACTAAGAACTCCTAACTTATCCGCTTTATCTATAGCTGTAGATATTTCTGTTAAAGTTCTTCTTCTTCCTGATCCCATCAAAGACAATCTGTTTCTAAGATTAGCGGTGTATGCATCTAGCCTACCGCCTGTAACATAGCTTCCTAGTTGTCCTGTTTTACCGACTGCAAATCTACCAACCCCTTCAGCAGTTCCAAAAACAGTTCTCATTGCTGGATTTAATCCTATAGATATTAAACCTTCTAGTCCAGCAGCGTATGCTATATTATCTTCATTTAATTCTTGTCCCATTTCCGATTGATGAAGAGCTTCTACTAGACCACCTTCAATTAAACCTTCTGTAAAATCAAGGGGTACTAATTTCATTTTATTTTGAGCTAAGTATCCTATTCGTCTATTTTTACCAAACATCATTCCAAATTGTTCTCCAACAGAGTGATGTTTTACAATCCCCATTTTATTAGCAATTATCATAGGTATTCTACTAGGTAATAGCCAATCACCAATTGATCTTGCTATCCTCATCTTTGCTTCTAGTTGCAAAGACAAAGCATTAGCTGTACTTAATTTTCCAGCTTTTCTTAAATCTTTTATTTTCTTAGTAACCTTCATGCTTCTGTCAATTGCAGTTGCAGCTTTATCTCCATACCTTCCAAGAAACCTTAATCCACCTACCAATGCACCCCCAGCAAGCCCAGCAAGATGTCCTACTCCCGGTAAAATAGTACCTGCTGCTATTGCTCCTGCCGCTGAAGTAGCTCCCCATAAAGCAATCTCAGCTTTCATATCAGGATCTTTTATAATAGATTCTCTTACAAATGCATAAGAAGAAGGTAAAATATAATCAGTAAAGTTTTTATCCTCTACCATATAATACATTGTTGATTTTAATACCGCATCTTCATTTAAAGTTTTATTTACTCTATACCAAAAATCATGAGTATTTTTAGAATTAATTAAATAACTATCAGTATTTCCTGTATAATTATAAGCAGTATACAAAGCTGGTATAAGTTCTTTAAATTCTTCTAACATTTTTTCAGCGTTATAGCCTTCTTGTTCTTGTTCGGTTAACGCTAGTATGCCTTCTGCTCCAGTAACAACATAACCAACATCATCAAATTTAAATAATGTTGGTTGTAAAAGTTCAGTATGATCTATGTTACCTTCTCTTTCCATTTCTGCTAAAGCTGCTTGCTCTAGCTCAGTAGTTAATTTATCATAAGGAAGTAAAAATTCTCCAGCTTTAAATCTTCCTCCTGTCATAAATTGCTGTGCCTGAGCTTCAAAGAATGCACTTCTTTGAGAATATCCTACAGATTGATAAGGCTGGGCTAATCTAGTATTTCGATCCATAATGCCAAATTTGTAACTACCATCAGGTTGAATAAATACACTTAGGTATTGAGAATTTAAAAAGTCCTCTTCAATAGCATCCATTCCAAGTTCATTATTTTCATATGTGTTAGCTAAAGTATTATATTGTTTTGATCTACGGTCATATCCAGCTTCAGGACTTAGTTGCCCATAGAATGCATCATATTCAAAAGAAGAAATATCGCCAGTTTGTTTTCTAAACCACATAGAGTTATGAAGTTGATCTATCGCATCGCTTTCAGTATATGCTCCAGTTGCTTCAAATCTTTTTCTTTGGTATATATCATCGTATATATTCCGCATAAATGGGGTAGGTTCTGGCATTTTGTTTTCTCCTTAAGAAATCATTTACCAAGTATTGGTGTTGTATTAAAATCTTCTTGCCCCTCATAAGTAGGAGCATCTTCTCTTATATTATAAAATGGACTCTTGCCCATCTTCATTCTTGCCTTAGCTCGTTTTTCAGCCCCCTCCATGAGAGCTTCATTGTCTCTAGGGTCTCCCCCTTTAATTAAAAAATCTAATTGGTCTTTAGGCATACCAGTATATAAAGTAGGGATATCAACTTCCTTACCATCAAACTCCACGCCTACAGACATTTCTGTCATTATCTTTCCATCATCTCTAGTTATTTCTCCTAAGAATCCTCTTTCTTTAAATGTTTTTTGATCTCTTCTAAATCCGTATTTATTTATTGGATCAAAGTAACCAGAGTCCCACGCATCAGACACAAACTCATCTATGTGTCTCATAATACCTCGTGCCTTATTCTTAATAGCATCTCGGTATTCTCCTCTTCCATCAGTCATCTCATATTCAAACTTACCAAAGTCTCTATTCATAAAAGCAGCTATAGCATTAGGACTTCCTTTTTTTGGATGCTTAGTCCAACACCCTCGTCTTGTTTGAAAGACTAAATGCCGTCTTAAGGATAATGGAAGATTATCAAAACCTACTCCGGGAGTCATTCTCTTGCACGTTTTTACATATTCTTTTAAATCATTTTCGGCTAATAAAGACGCTTCAGCTTCAGACAGACCTTCTTCACCCGCTACTAATCTTTTAGTTCTATCTTCACCAAATAATTCTTTCATTTTAATTCTATTACTAGGCGATAATAGAGTTCCATATCCTATAGTAGGAAGCTTGCCAGTATCTAAATATACAAAACTTCTAAATCCTTCTCGTTCTTTTATAAAAGGCATATACTCTTTTACTATAATTGGCATTTCTCCTAAGTTTTCTGGAGGATTTTTAAGAGTTATTTCTTGTCCAACTTGTATTTCATTGGGATTTGTTATATTATTTATTTTTATAATATCATCTACCGACATATTATTTTCTTTGCTAATTCTATAAAGAGTATCTCCTCTTCTTATTATATACTTATTAGACATTAACAATTCTCCTATCATTACTAGGGTTATTACCCTTAACCCAATCATTTATTCCAATTCCTATGAAACCAGAAATAAGCACCAAGCATTAAAAAAGCTATGCCGGAACTATCATTACCTGCTTGAAAAGCACAGGCTGCTTGAAAGCATAATATCCCCCCTGAAATCTTAAGCAGTAACATTCTTTTCATTAGTCTGTCCTTTTGTCTTCATTATCTAGTTTGCCAATTCTTTCCCAATCAGGATCAATATCTTTTAAAATCCTAATCATAGTTTCAAGACGGATGATAGAATTATCTAACGCACGGATTCTATCTATTAATTTAACTACCATTTCCCATAATGAATTAAGTTTACTCATAAGAGTATTCATCATCCACTTCATCATAAAGTAGATGCCTCCTATAAGAACAATAGCCATAAATACTGGAAAGCCTAAAGTTTCTATTAGGCTAATAAGCTCCGTGGTTTCCATCATTCCCCCTTTTAATTACTACATTTCCATCTCTTTCTCGCTAAGCAAGCTCTCTTCTTAGGAGTTTTTCTACAGTCAATACCAAACTTTCTAATCTGCCCTTTGTTTCTAGCACAGAAAGATCGCTTACGAGGTCCTCCTCCGGGTTGTGGAGCCTTTAATTTAGAGCCAGTTTTTCGGTTAATCATACGCCGTCCTTTGGCTGTAAGACCACCTGCTTTGCTTTTGCATCCATTCTTAATGGTACAGCCCTTCATGGCTCCTTTCTTTTTACTTGGCATTTTTACCCCCTGTATTTTTAAATTTAACTTTAAAAGGTTTCATAACTTTCTTAGCATGAGAACCTGTAGCTCTTGTAGTCATACCACAAGCACATTTAAATTTCTTATGCATTACTTGCCCCCTTTCTTTTTCTTCCAGCTAATTCTAGCAGGACCTTTCTTGCGTTTAGCAGCAGCTGTACACTGTGCTTTTGTAGGACGACAAGCAGGATAAGGACGCTTGCTGCCTCCCTTAGCAGACTTACGTCCACAAGGTTTACCAGTTTTACAATCAATCCACCCTTTGCCTTTATTACGACCAAACCATTTCCTTAATCCTTCACTACTACTTTTTCGTTTTGCCACGCTTATTCCCCCAGTTAGCTGCCCCAACTTTACGGCATTTAACTAAAGCACCAGAAGCATAAGCTGAGGGCCATTTAGTATAACGAGATTTAACCTTATGGTAACAGGCATCTTTTTTGCCACCAGACTTTTTCTTTTTCCTAGCCATAGCTTTCCCCTTTATCTATTAAATAACTCAAATGGAATACCTACGTTCCATGTTCTATTGTTTATAAATTTTGCATTACTAATATCTCTTACATTCATTTGTAATCTAAAGTAACCATGAGCTCCATCTTCTTCTCTAGTAAAATCAGTATGTTTTAGTTTGCTTGGATCTAAATTAGGAACATACGATCTACCATCCCCTGCTTCTGTATAATACCACCTTGCTTCTGATTTTCTACCTTTACTATTTTCGTAGTTTATTCGATCCATATTTAATAGCTTAGTTATATCCTTTAATCCTTTATAGTCTAATCTTTCTCTAATAAAATCTTTAGATTCTATATCACTTTCCATTAAGTTTAATAAAAAAGAATTTAAAGTTTTATTGCCCTTATCTTGTTTATTAAACCAAGCAGATGCATACTCTTTAATTGGGTCAAGCATTTCGTTAGTCATATCCTTATTAGGTGTATTAACTTGCAATAAACTAAAAGCAGCCGTAGCTAAACTTTCTGCATTTGTATATTTTTTATTTGTAAGGTTATAAATAAAATCTTTAGACATTATATTTGTTTCTGTATAATTTCTTAAAACTGTTTGCATGTGAGGATTCGTTATTCTATCATCATTATATGGAGTCAAATTATTCGTTGGAGAATATTCTAAGCTATCAAATTCTCTTCTTTTTTTACTAGCCTCTTTCATTTGTTGTTGCCCTAATTGATTTGTAATACGAGCTACAGTTATTCCATTATTAATGTCATTAAAATATGCAAGTTTTTTATCTGGAGGATACGCTAATCCTACAGAATGCCAATTAGTCATATCACTATTTAATTCTATGGGCGACTCTATCATAGGGTTTGAAATAAAGTATAGATTAGGATCATTAGCTCCCATTATACCATCTAAAATTTGAATACCTGAAAATGGTTTATTGTTATTTAAACTTGATGTTTTTCCATTTAACATTGTTAAAGCATGTTTTACAGTTGGATTTTTATCTATTAAAGTTTCCAGTCTTATCCTCATGTCAGTTACGCCTTGAACTATTACATTATCTTCATTCCAATTTCCTATGGTTCCAGAAAAATTTTGTTTAAGTATTTTATTTTGTTGGTCTATTGTAAATGCACCATTAAAATATTTACCTTCTGGTCCTTCGTTGGGACCATAAATATTTGGTATCCCTGCTCCTCCAAACTTACCGCCCATAGTATCACTAGAAAATAGATCTACAAACATATTAGCATCTTTAATATCTATTAAACTGTATATAAGGTGATCTTCAGAAAGACTTTTTCCTCTTTCTTTTACTATTTTATTTAATAATCTTTCAGAAGGATTAGTAGCAGCTTCTTTCCACCATCCAACTTGTCTTGCTTCGTTTTTCCATTCTGCTAAAACATTTTGCAAATCATTAAAATCTTCAGGGCTTATATAACCATATGTATTTAAAAGAGCTTTGCTTTTAAGAAGGGTTGCGAAAGTATTTACTAAAATTGGTTCATCGCTAATTACTGTGTCAGTATTAAGATTAACAATATCGTATGACAATGTTTCTGCATCTTTTAGTTGTCTTCTTTCTTGATAGAAATTTTCTTGGGCAAGCATTTCATTTGCATAGGCTAATTTAATTTGTCTATCTTTATCTAAGCCATTTAAATAAATATTAAACTGTTCTGGTTTTTTTAAAAACTCTTGTGATAATTTTCTTAGATCCATCTCTGATGCATGTTTTGCAAAATTTAACATTGCTTCAGCTTCTTCTCTAGCAGCAACAGATTCCACAGAAGGCTGATCTCCGCTTCGATTTATAAATAAACCTAATATATCTGAATCTGTAATAGCAAATGATCTGCCTTGTATTTGGGTATTAAGTCCTTTATAATAATGAGCTAAAAATCCAAAAGCATTAACACTTTTAGCAGTCCAGTTTCCACTTTCCATAGATCCTTGTACATCTTCAAAAGAATTTTTTAAAGCATTGTCTAAATTATCATTGCTTCTAACTCCTCCGTTTGGATTATTAATTTTATGCATTGCAATAGATCGACCAGCTTCAAATCCAGAAGCAACATTATAGTACGTTCCTGTTGCAATTGAATCTATTATACCATAGCCGTCTTCTATTAACGTCCTATGCCTTTGCTCTGAGTTATTTCCTTTAGGATTAAATCTTAAAGGTTCCCCTTCTTTTTCATACCAATCCCCTTCTACTTGATATATATTGGAAGCATTATCTTGAATAGTTGCTTTAGACATATCTTCTATATAAGGTATATCAGTTGGATGAAACGGTGTACTATCTTTAGGATCTGTAGACATTATAGTTTCTGTTTCTAGTTTTTCACTAACATTCTTTTGTGTTTCTTCCCCTACATCAATAACCCCGCCATTTATAGGATAGTCTCCAGTAGTAGCAAATAATATATCTAAAATTTTTAAATCTTCATCACCCTCTTTATAAAAATCTAATATATCTATTTCGTTTCCATCATCAGTTATATAAGATCCTTCTCCTCTTACAAACTCTGCAAACCTTTCGTTAATTACCGTATTTCCATCGTCTAGTATTGTTGTTAACTCATTTCGATTTACTCCTAAGCGTTCAAGAGTTGGCATAATTTTATCATAAAGTACATCCGCTACTTCTTTCGTAGCTTCAGCAACCTCTTTATCTGTATAGTTTTTAACATTAGTAATTACATTTTTAGTATTAGGAGTAAAATCACCTACATCTTTTAGTTTCATAGAATAACGAGGGTCTTCTCCTGCTTTTGCTATTATATGTTTTAATAAACTTTGATCTGTAAACTTAGCTATTATTGTATTATCAAAACCTTTTTCTTTTAAATATGTTATTAATTTATTATTTGATAGTCTTAGTGCATCTGCGTCCTCGTAAGCCGGATTAGACATAATTAAAGTTATATCTTCTAATAAATCGCCCTCTATGAATCCCTCTTTTTTAAGGGGATCTTTAGCAGAATAGGGCATGGTAAAACCATACAGACTAGATTCTCCTATACCTTTAAGTTCTAGCTTTTCAAAAATATTGTCGTTATTTATACCAGAAAAATCTAACTTATCTTTTTCAAACCTTTTTCTTTCAAGACTATTAAGTCTTTGTTGGGTTTGTTTATACACATCAAGAACATTTTCTGCATTTGTTTGGTCTTCAGTACTTTTATCTCTAGATATAGCCTCTCTCATTAGAGTACCATACAAAGAATTTTGTTCGGCAATTTTTTCTATTGTAGGATCTTTAATACTTAATTCATTTCTTACCTGTTCAGTAGGATATCCTGAGACTGAATCTCTTGTAGAATTTAAATATATCATTTTACTAGCTTGAATTAAAACATCTTTAAACTCTCTAGCATCATTTTTAGCAGTATTAAAAATACTGTTGATAAGATTATTCCAAGATGCTCCTCCTGCTTCATACAGTGCCATTATTTCATTTTGATTAGGTAAAGTATCTGTTGGTTTTTTAGTTCTTGCTTTAATATCTTGATTTATTTTAGAAAGATTATTCCAAACAACTTGAGCTGTTCCTAAATGTTCTAGATATTCGTCTTCATCTGGAGCATTTACAGGTATTTGTTGCCATTCTGGAAGATCTTTATTTGTATCTGCAATAGTTTGTAAAAGACTAGACATATCTACCATTCCAGTTTTAGGATCTATATGACCTACAATAAGATCAGCATCTCCAACTATTGCTAAAGCTTGAGCATAAGACTCTATAAAATCAGTTTCTTGTCCTAGTACAAAACCACTGTTAGGATCATTTACAATATCTTCTAATGTTTTTCTTAATTTAAATATTGTTTCATCTTTTGTTAATTTATAAGTTTCTTGTGCTAAAGTAGAAGTAGCTTCAATCCTTAACTGCATTAATTTATCTTCAATGCTAGGATGAGCCTTTGGAAGTATTTCATTTATATAATTTATTCTATCTTGTGGATCTATTAATTGTGCTATTTCACTTTGATACTTTAAAAATTCATCATTAACTATATCTATATTATTATCCGTTGCAATTTTATCTCTTTGAGAAATATAGTTATTATGTGTTGTTGTGTATTTTTCTATTCCATATTTTTTTTCAAGCCCTTTTACTTTATTTAAAGCTTCTGCTATTGTTAATTCACCAGCACTTTGTTGTTTCATAATATTACTTATTTCTTCTTGTACATCAACATCTTTTTTTCTATCGACTTCTTTTTTTGAATTAGAATAAGCTCGAACTGCATTAGTCAGGTAGTTTGTTTCTGGTCCTAAAGTTTTAAACAATGTTTCCATAAAGCTTGGACCTTCTCCTTGTGGACCCGCTTGTACCGTTCCTTGCATAGATATATCTAAAGGGGCTGGAGTTGGAGCAGAGAATATCGCCTGTCCTTGAACTTCAGGTTGCATAACTTGTATTCTACCTTGATTAGGTTCTCTTCTTGTATTATCCATTCTAGGCATTATTAATTTCCTCCAAAGATACTGCTGTATAAATCAGGTATTTGCAATCCCTGTAGTTGGGATTCAAATGCCCCACCTGCTATTGATCCTCCAGCACTTAATCCAGCTCCTAATAAACCAGAACCAAGAGCTTGCGTTGGAGTAGATCCACTATATACTCCGGGTATGTAAGCATCAGGAGCTTTTTCAGAAAGATTCATTCTTGATAATGATTGTTCCATTTCTTCTTTATTCTTTCTTAAAGACTGAGCCCTATTCCATTCTAAAGTTTTAATATTTTTAAAAGCATTGTTTAAATTCATTCTACTTAAGGCTTGACCAGTTCCAGAACTAGGATCTATTCCTCTTCCAGTAAGTTGGCTATCCATTTTAGATTGCATAGCTTGATATGATCTCATAACATCTTCTTCTTGTCTGTCTTGTAGTATATTAATTATAGCTTTATTAGTTCCATACTGAGTTCCTGCTACCTTATTAATTCTATTATTCATAATATTTCTATTTACATTAGCCATCATTTCATTATAAGCTTTTTTATTAAACTGTGTTTGGCGAATGTATTCTTGCCGATCAAATTCTGCCTTTTTTCTTGCAGCTTCAGCGGATGCACCAAATGCACCAAAGACACCTTGGGCTAAATTAGCTACTGCCATTGCTGTGAATGGGTCCATTATCTTCTCCTCCTCCACATATTATTAGTATATGAATGTTTAATAACACTATGTCCTTTAGGCTTATGACTCATTGGCTTGCCATTTACAAGAACAGCTCCACTTACTTTATCGCCTAATAATTTGTATCCTCGTTTGTCGCCTAACCAACTATTAATAATTTCATCTCTATCATCTTCTTCTCTCTTACGAACTTGTTCATCTACATCAAACTGTATTCGTTCTTGATAGTACGATACCGCAGCAGACAATGCATCAATACGGTCATCATGAGCCAATGATCCACGGCTATAATTAATTCTAGTTATTTGCCTTTGTGTTTCTTCCTCTCGTATAGCCTTCTTGTTAAAGACTAAACGATGATTACCAAACACAGGTTCTAAAATCTTAAGGATTCGAGATTCTTTTTGTCCCCCTACCCTATATTCTTCAATAGCAATCTGACCACACCACTTGGCTACTTCAGGACGCAAGATTTGTACATACATAGCATCACCAAAGTTAGACTCTACTCTTACTAAATTTATATTATATTGATTAATTAATTTACAGATAGTCTCAAGAGAAGAAGAATCATAACCGTTTCCTTGAATCCCTATGAGTTCGTGTATGAAGACATACCCATTCTTGGTAGAGGCGATGCATACCGCCGTTTCATCCTTGCCCCTACCAGATGGGTCTATTGTCATAATGGTTTGTTCGTATTCTGAGAAATGGTCAGAAACCCACATAGGATCGTATATAGCGTCTCCGGCTACACCAAAGGTAGGTATGGACTTATTTTTATCAGAAGAAGCCCAGACGAGCTTCTCTGGTCCTACAAAGGGATCTAGGTCTACGACTATTAAGTCTGACAATCGTAGAGGATATTTCTGAGCATCAGCCAAGCTAGTATCCAGTTTGTAGTGCAAGCTAAATAGCGTAGGTCCCACCTTAGCCATACGCTCTAGCAATAATTCTTTAGGGAATCTTTCAGGTTGAGTAGGCTCTCCTACTTCTACATCAAGACTCCATATATAATCGTTTACATTTTCACATTCTGCTGGCTTTGTTTTATCAGGCATGACAGCAGGGAACTTAGTTACTTCATAGTGATTAGACAGTTGGATATAGATAGAATCTTTAATCTGCGGTGTTCCCAAGAATATGATTCTACCCCCCGGATTCCTAATCTGCTCTGCTTCTAGACACTTATTTAAAAGCTTAGATCTAGCAGCAGGTGTTTCACAATTACCTTCGATTTCTACATCATCAAATATAATATATTCAGCATGAGAACCTGTTATCTGAGACGTAATACCTCTCGCATAGCAAGACTTATCTTGCCCAGCTTTTGTACGAGCTTCGACATTAAAAGCAAAAGCATTATCAACAGTATTATCTCCCGGTCTGAGTGACTTGCAGTATGGTACAAGATCAAGTATTCTTCTTGTCATACTAATAAATTCCGTAGCTTTCATTCCTGTAGCAGATATAACTAGTATAGTAGTATTAGGATCTTTTAAAAGAAACCAACTTGCTAAACAAGAAGTAATTACAGACTTTCCGAAACCTCTACCAGCTTGAAGTTGCATATCTTTAGGACCATGTTGCAAAGCATCAGCCATTGCGTACTGTGCAGGTGTAGGTTCCCCTAAACCCAAGTATTTGAAACAAGCCCACAAGTGGTTACGAAAGTCACTTAATACTTCTTTTGATGGTTTCATTAATATTATCCTCCCATACGTCTGTCATCATAGGTATTTAAATTTTGACTAAGCTCAGCAATCATAGATGGATTAGAAGATAAATCTTCAGTTGATAAAGTTTGTGCAGATACACAATGACAAGTTGTTGGAGGACCATATTGATAAGTTCCCGTAGTATCGCTATCAAATTTATGATGGATATAACCTTGAATTTTTCCACGATTAGCAGAAGTTTGAGCACTATGATATAATATTACTTCGCCAATATCAGACTTCCAAAAAGAAGTTCCTTTAGCTCCTCTTCCTCCAATAGTTATTTCACTATCATCTGCTGATCCACTTTGAGTACCAGAATCATCATTATCATTAGCATTTAAATGTAAGTAAGCTGTTGTACCTGATCTATACATACCTGCCCAGTTATAAGAGTCTGCTGTTAAGGCATCACTACTTAATGTATCGCCTGAACCTCCACCAATAGTAGCTCCATATTGTATTTTAATTTGTCTTGAAGTATTTACTCTTATCTCTGTTTGGTTAGTAGCATTATCATGAGCTTTTAAAACACGAACACTACCATCTGACGGAGCTGGAATTGTTGCTTTAAAATATATTCCATAATAATAATTTCCAGTTCCTACATCAAAGGGTCCCTCAGTAGTTTCAGTAGTATCATACATTGTTCCTGTGTTATCTGCACCAGAAAAAGTAACAATAGGAACTCCATTCTTTCTATTAACAGTTCCATTGTCATGGCTTGCTAATACTACTGCATCATCTTTATTAAAACTTACATCTCTCCATCTTGAAACTCCTGCCTCTTCTGCTTTTAACCAAAAATTTAAATCGTTAAGATCATTTGGTTTAAATAGTGGCATGATTATTCTCCTAAGAATACTGTTACTAAGGGAGTATTAGCAGTGCTTGATTGTACTGCTCTCATAAAAGGAAAGAGAGTTACTACAGCACTTTTAGATCCAGCTTGTCCTGCTGTATTTATTGCACCAAAATCATGCACTTCAATATAAGTAGTATCATCAAAAGAACCTTCAATTTTAATAGAAGCAATATCGCCACTATCTGTTGAAGTTTGTACTGCATGTACAAGTCCTGTCCTAAATCTTTCCATTTTCATTTCTTTGCCACTACCTGTACCATCCGCAGTTGATCCTTCTAGTAATTTATGAATTACCATTCTTGGATGATATATTGTTCCTAGTGGTCCTATTCCTGTTCCGACTGCCATAGTCATATTCTCCTTTTATGAGGCAATTGCCTCTTTTTAGTTTTAGATGGCAACAAATCTTCTTCTACATACTTATGCCACTTATGCATAGTATTATCATTTGGTGATATAAGAGTTAAAGATTTTTCGCCATTAAAATAAGTTAAAAAGACCCCACCTTTTGTAAGGGTAAACTGTACAACAGCAGAAGGTCCCTTTTGCATACCTTGATCTAGGTAAATTACAATTAATGTAGAAAGAGTTATATTAAAATTATTTCTTATAATATTATTTTCCTTATCATGATACATAGGAAGAAATATATTATCATAACTCCATCCATTATCTGGTAAGGGTAAATAAGCTCTATGGAAAGATACAACTGATCCTACAGATTCAAAATCTTTTGCTTCTGATCCTGCCCACCATATAGCTCCTGCACTATGAGCTCCCATAAATTTACCTGCTATTGTAGTAGCATTGTATTCTTTAGTTAGCCTTGCTAACTTATATCCAGTAAGAGCACTACCTCCCGGTGTATCTATAATAATTCTAATAACTAGTTTTTTATGCTCTGCTTCTTTACATATTTTATTAAAATACTTTGATACAGAAGCATCAATCATACCATAAAAACGCCAATCATAATATCTGTCTGTAGCATCGTACTCAGTATCAATAAATGAATCATGGCAATTAGGCTCAGGCATAACCGAACCATACACACATGTAGCAAATACAATCTCAATAGCTAATAATATTCGTGCAAACATAGACAGACTCCTTATTTAATTATTTATTTTTTCTTTTCTATGGATCGTAAACGATCTTCATGGTCGTGAACAATCTCCTTCATTGAATCAATAGCGGTTGTAATGTAACCTAGTTCTCTTTGTATTTTCCAGAGCATTCCAATGATGCCCAATCCAGCAATTAATTCTGGTATGCTTTCCATTTTATGCTGTCCTTATAGCAATCCACACACAGTTTGTTAAACCATGAGTAATAGACCAGCTATTAGATTTTTGAAGAGTATCAAATTTAATAGCGGGCGTTCCGTGTAATTGAGTATGGTTAGCATCTGTAGTTTTTAAAGCTAAGATTTTCCAAACTTCAGTATCAGATACAGTAAAGTTATCAGTATCTAAATAAATAGTAGTACTTCCATTAGTTTTAACTTTTGTAGATGTAGCAGTGGTTTCATCGCCAATTGATACAATATTATCTATTGGTTTATCAAAAGATCCTGTACCATAAGAATTAAACAAAACTCTAAAAACAGCATCAGCTACGCCTTCTCCAGTTACCGCAGAGGCAATAGTACCGTATTTCCATTGAGAAGAAGAGTTGGTATATCTTACTCCCCCATTTACAGTACTCCCAGAAATACCAGAACCAGAAGCAATAGACGTGCCGTCAGCAATATCTAAATCATTTAAAGAATCTACTGTAGATTGTCTTGCTAATTTAAAACCACCAGTAGTTTGTCCGTCATGGACACGAGCGGTGTAGTCACTTGTTCCTGATCCTCTTGCTGCTAAAGGCTCATCGGTTCCTGTATCTACAGTAATCTCGCCCTTTGCTCCTGTGAAACCTGAAGAACCATCCGTCCCATCATGTTGGGCGGTACTTCCTCTTCTAAATTGTACTTGTTTAGCACCCATAATTACCCTCCAAATTTAAATGGTACAGCTTCAGATAGTTTTTCTTGAAGCTCTTCCATAACTCCATTAGGTATACTATCTAAATCTTTTTTATTGTCATTAATAACTCCACGGACTACTTGATACAATCCCGGAGTACATTTTAGAGGGTCTTCTAGATCCTCAATCAAACGGTCAAATAAAGCTTCTTGTAGTGAATCTACTTTGTTACTCATTTTTGCCCTGCTTTCTCGCAATCACATTCTTCTTTCTTTTTCTCGCAATCACAAGGTCGTTTCTTTTTCTTACATGGACATTCTTTTTTCCAAAAGATAAGCCTATTAAGAAATTCTTTACGCTTCTTACAAGAAGCACATTCTTTTAGTAAACCAAAAGTAACAACCTTAATTAACCAAGATATAATATCTCCTAATCCCATAATGTCCTCCTTAGACTTCTGAACTAGACCTCTTTCTAGGGGAGAAAGTGGCATTTAATTGAATATTTGTAATGTTCACCGGATCTGGTGAATTACTTGTTATTGATATAAAACAATCGTTTGCATTAAGAAATACTTTCTGCGTAAACTCCCCCTGATAATCAGTTCCTAAAGTTTTTTCATACAATGGATCTATTCCTAAAATCTTTCGTTGAGATCTTGGACTATGTAATACTGTAGAAACAATAGCTCCTCTATCTAAAACATTAAGCCTATATTTACCAGTATTAAAATGTCTAGTATCAATAGATAATACTTTCATAACACCTTCAATAGTATTATTATTTTGATCTCTAAAAGTTGGAGGAGAAATCATAGCAGCCATGCTAAAGTTTTCTCCTGCAACAAAATCTTGTAGTAAATAAGTAGCATTGTTTTCAATAGTTCCTATATCATATATAAAAAGATTTGAATTTACAGATTCTAATGGTTCGTTTATAGTTCCACAATCTAATTGATTAAACTGCTGTAACCCATCAATATAATCTTGATCATATGCTACATCTGTTTCTCTTAATAAAGTCTGAGTATCAGTACTACTATCAGTTATAGAACCGTAATCAATAAAGACTTTGCTATAAGGAGGCAACATAAATTGATTTATACCTAATAATTCTAAGACTGTAGTTTTAGGTGAGCCTTCTCCTTCTATAGTTCCAATAGAAGATACAAACTTTGTTCCAGTTTCTGGATCATCTATTTCATACCGTGCATATCCGGGACCATAACTATAATTATAACATTTAATTGTATCTCCAGCTTTAAAGTCTCCAACACCTTCCCAATTTTCTCCTAATACAATCTCAAAGATGTTAGGATTATGATATGATAATTCAATAAAACTACGACCATCTGATCTTGATAATATTCTATAGTTTTCATTATTATCTAAAGCTTTAGGAAAAGACTGAATTACTTTTCTACCTTTATTATTTCCCATATATACATGTGAATATTGGATAGTAAAAGAATACCCTGTTGCGGTAGAACTTTTTGCAGTACCGCTTTTCCATTTTCCAATTGTCATATTTCTAGTTTTTTCAACTTCAGTAGGAATATTTCTAGAATCGTGCCAAGCTATTCCTTTATCATTAGTAGTATTTACTCCGCTATCTCTTCTACTATTAATATATTCTTGTGGTCCAGAGTATAATCTGCCTAAATAATTACTTCCGTTCATATTTACAAAAGGTGCACCTTCTCCTCGAATTACATTTTGTAAAACTTTTTCTAAATACTTATCTTTAGTTTCAGGAATTTCTCCCAAAACAACATTCTCAGTATAAGTTGTTCTTCCCTTTATACTATTATAGGAATTGCCTGTTGTAGTTTGAGATCTTGTATCATCTTTTCGTTTTTTTCTATTTGTTACAGGAAGATATTCAGAAGCAAAATACAATCTATTTAAAAATCCTTCTGATATACCATCAGTATCTGTAGAAAACGATCCGCAAGTGCAAGGGTTGACAGTAGAATTTTGTATTACTTCGCTTCCTGCACTACCAATACTACCACATGCAGTTGTTGAGTTACAATCACTATTGCCACAAGGACACCCAGTAAAAGCTATGGAAGTTATTGCTGGTTGAATATTTTTAGCAGCAACATATAAATAAGAAGTAGCTTTTAATCTCCAAATTTTATAATATAATGGTTTACCATTTAGGAAAGCATCTTCTCCGTTACTAGTCTGTGCTCTACAAAGATCAGTATCTAGCCATAAAGCTTTAATTGGTCCGCTGTATACTTCAGCAGGACCTTGAAATGGATTTGAAACTGAAACACCGCATTGAGTAACTTTCATTCCACAACGATACAAACCTTTACCAAATTTACTACTTGATAAGTATTTACATATTCCATCAAAAGCATCTCCTGCCCAATCTAATAAAGTTTTTTCTTTAGCTTCAGGAGTTTCACCATTTGTTGAATATAATACTATATCTTGTGTTAAATTAGTTGCTTTAAAAAAATCATATTTTCGATAACAACTTTCTGGATCAAGTCCAGCTTCTGCTGCAAATGTATCAGCTCCTTCTAAAGAACCAATAGGTCCAAGACTAGGTTGAGTAAAAACCCTAAACCTACAATGACCATTAGCATAAAACGGAGCGTTGGGTTCGTTTTGATTGTAACCAATAACTCCATTTTGTTGCACACTGCATCTCATTCTTAATGTATTTCCTGTATCTTGATTAAACCAATGAGATGCTTTTCTATAATACTCATCAATATCATCACTACCATCGTATCCACTAGGAGTACAATCAGTACAACTACTAACATCTGATGCTTTAGGACAAAACCAACCTTTAGGATATTCTAAATTAAACAAAGGACCATGACCGCCTAAAAAATTTGTTTGAGGAAATTCATTTATATTAGAAATACAATCTCCAGTATGACACGTTGGAATACCTCCCGGACTAGTACAAGTTTTAGACAAAATAGCTCCGGGTTGCCATCCACTTACTGATGTTTTAATTCCAGTTGTTGTAGCCCAAGATCCTCCATAATAATAATCTGAAAAATTACCCGGAAGTTCATTGCAGCCCATTAAAGTTCCTGAAGTATCGTATTGTGTATCATTAGCATGATCAGAGGGCCATGTATCTTCGTTTATACAAGGTGGACAAGTGTTATCGCTACAAGGAGTATCGCAACCACAGGGTTCTTGAGGACAAAGCCCAGCTCTTGGCGTTCCTGCTGGACATACATCCTCCCCATTGTCACATTCAGCGTTGCATGCTTCAATACCATCACAACAACAACAAGTAGGAAGACCATCAGCAGCACCGCATCCTAAATCTTTACAAGATTCTCCAGCATGAAGCGTACCTTCTGGACAACATGGTCCTCGTCCTCCGATATTACCATCTTCATCTTGACAACAATATCCAATTGCATCGCCAGTATCAGGATCGACAAACTCACATGGAAGTGTACCATCCGAACAAGGACAACATTCTACGCCACCAAATTTACTAGCCCCTTCTCCTGCTGCTGCTGATCCTTGAGGACAACAAGGAGGCTCACTCCCGTCATCACAACAAGTATCATCGCATTGACAGCCACAACAAACGGTATCAGGACAATTACCACATCCTCCATAATGTTGACAACTTTCATCTGAACTTCCATCTTCACAACAACAAGGTTTTGGAAATCCATCAGGACAACAACCTTCCATTGGAGCAGGATCTCCGCTATCGCAGAAACCGTAAGGATTACAATGAGAAACACCAGACTCGGTATCGCCACATCCTCCGCTAGGACATTCGTATCCTGCTAAAAGCGTACCTTCAGGACAACATTCTGCTCCCGGAGTATTACCGTAAGGACAAGTTTCATATTGATATATTCTATTAACATAAATTCTATGCGGTCGTTTATATAATATTGGATTATCTGGATCTGTTATATCTTCAAAAATAATTTCATTTTCAAATAGAACTGTTTCGTCACAAGTGACACATAATTCATCGTATCTATTTTTTAATTTTTCTTTATTGATTATACTAAATATACGAGTACGATCTAAGAATGTTCCTTCGGCATCTAGACTTCCAGAATTAAACAACTCATATCCAGAACCAGCTGGATCAAAATAATAATCTGGAGTATCTCCATCTTCCCAAGCTAAAAAGTTATCTTCTGAAGTATAATCTGATATATAAGCATTAATTTTTCTATTATCAGCCCCTTCATTTATAATAGACCATTCAAAAAAATCTGCTTGTCCTGTAAATACTTGACCACTAGAATCTATAGTAGCATAAGTTACATACATATCGGGCGATATAGACAAAGAGTTAGGCTCAAAGAAATAATTTCTTTCAACAGATCTTCTATCAGTCCGTGGTGTTGCAGGACCATCGCTATTCATATTCATTTTCTGTATAAATATACTTGTTCTTGGATTTGTTCCATAAGCATCTGTCCAAGATCTAGCGACTGTTATAAATATTTCGTTATCATATTCTTTAATATTTAAAACTTTAGAATTTTGTGGTAAAATCCATCTAAAGAAAGCATTTTGTGCAGCCCTATCCCCTTCCCATCTATTAACATATACATATAGATGATTTTGAAATTCTTTATCTACCATAATAATCATATCTTTATTAGGCAATGCTTCTATAGTAGATATTTCTTTTGGTAAATATCCTTCAGCATGTTTACTAACTTCAACTGCTTGATTAACAGAGGCAGCAGAACTAGAAAAATATAAAAATAATTTATGAGGTGCAAAGAAATATACTTGAGATCCCATAGTTACTGGAGATATTAAAGGTGCGGTTGAATAAAAAGAAGAAGGAGCAAGCTTTGCAGTAAAAGGAGTAATTTGATTTTCAGATCCAAGTAATTCATATTGTGTATCGCTTAGAGTATTAACAAATATAAAATCTTTAAAAGGAGTAATACTTGCAATAGAACTAGACTCTGCTGATCCAGTTCTTACATCAATAGGATCTGTATCTACTATATTATCAGGATCATTTAACCAAAGATTAAAGTAATCGTTAGAGGCTGAAGAAAATAAAGTATCATCAGAAGCAAACCATAGTCTGTTTCTCCATACACACATGTCAGTTATTTTAGCCTTTGCTCCATTTTCAAATACCAAAGGACCTTTATTTGTTTCTTTAGTTCCGCTTGTTCTTAATTTCCAATCAGGATATTTTAGTACCCATTTATTTTCAGCAGTTACATAATCTAAAATAATAGGCATAGAGACTTTATCAAACATGCAATCGCCATCTTGAGTTCGTACTCGTTCAAAAAACGGCTCACGATCTACATCAACTGTTCTATAATATCCAGAAGGTTGGCTTCCAAAAGATTCTCTAGTATACCATATTTTTCCAAACCCAGCTGTTGATCCAGTTTCTCCAGAAATAGTAGCTAAATGATTATTAGCACCGTTTACATTTCTATCATCATCGGCAGCAGGAGGTAAAGGAATTTTAGAAAAGTTTTGTACTGATTGTCCTAATACTTCCTCTGATCTAATATCTTTATTAATAGCAATCGGTGTTGTATTTCCCTGTCCATCTCTACTAGGGGTAATAGAAGCACTAAAAACAGGTCCAGAACTTTCGGCACTTTCAACAGAAGCAACTGATATAGAGAAATCATAGTTTTCTTCTGACTCAAAAATTATTTTAGTATCTGTACCTGATACTTCGAGCCTTGCTGTTTCAAAAGGATAACTGCTATCCTCTTTTGGGAATAGAATTAAATCTTTATACAAAGATCGTGTAACATCTTTTGCAGTTCTAGGGTAATTAACTTCAACATTTCCTGATGTATTAGTAAAAGTCAAAGCATCAATTGAAGCGGTAAAACTTCCTGACTTTAAACTTGCATCAGCTTCAGGAGCAATAGCAGTTAAAGTATTATTTGTCCAAGTCCATGTTACTACAAGACTTCTAAAGTTATCTATATTTCCTATACTATCAGCAGCAATAGTAGTTTCAAACCTTGCTTTCTCTCCACCTTCTACATTTCTAGCAGTAAGATAAGTAATATCTTCTCCCGGAAATCCTTGAACAAATCCCGCATTAACCCTTTTGTTTAAAATAAACATAGAAGAACCAAAGGGTATTGTTTTTAACCGTTCTTCTGAATTATATTCATTGCTTTTATCTTTTATATAATTACTAAAACTAACTTGATCTGTACTTGATATACTAGAAGTATCCACAATTTCTTTTGTTACATTAGAATTTTCATCTACTTTAAAAACAGTAATAAGATCATCAAAATCATCAGACGAAGAATTAATAGCTATTAAAAATCTTTCATCTTCGTCTAAATTTAACCAACTAAAATGTATATCATCTGAACTACTTGACAAAGGAATATCTAAAGCACCGTCTCGGTCACTATCTTCTTGTATTGTCCCTTGTACAAACTTAAATCCATTACGTTTCTCTAAAGATTTTTCTAAAGTTACTAAACAATTATCTAATTGTTGAGCTTCGTTTAGTTGTCTTTTACTAGGAGGAGTTCTTCCAACGCCTCCACTAAGAGAATTAATTGGCAATGTAACTTTTTGAGATCTTTTTTTAGCCATCAGGTAGTCCTCTCCATTGTCTTCTTACCCATGCATCATTGTATCCTCTGTTTCTATTTCTGTAAACAGCCTTATAAACATTTGGATCACCAGTTGTTAATATATTTTTATTATGATCAGTAATATCTTTAGCCTTAGCATTTAATTTAGTTTCCATTTCTCGCTGAGCTAATAAACTATCTACATTTAAATCTCCTACAGTTATTCTTTGATACTCTCTAACCGCAGTATCTATAATCGAAGTTTGCATAGCGGTATCTATTGCTTCCCAAGGAATAAAATATATAACTTCTACATTTCTTCCATCTGTAACTTTTGTAGTATCCCAACTTAATGTATCATTAGTTAAGTTTTTTAAATATATTTTCTTTTCACTTTGATTAAAGTAATCAGCACCATCTATTAATATATTATCAGCATCGTATTCATAATCACCTTCATCATATCCATTTATATATCTTGCAGATAAAATAGTTTTACTAGTAGGTCCAGTTTCAAGATCAAATATTTCAGCATTTTCTTGTAATATTATTTTATCTGATGCTAAATTAATAGGTAAAGAATAACTTGCTGTTGTTCCTGCCTTATCAGTATACGATACAGAGACAGTATCATTAGTACTATACTTTTGTCCAGAAGATACTAATGTAACTTCAGACGGTTGAACATTAGAAACTTTGGTAATATCAAATACACTAGAAACATACGAGCGTGTAATAGCAGTAGTATCTGAATCAAGTTTAACTCTCATACCTTTGGTTATTATATCCGAAGTATCATCTTGTTGATCATTAACTGCATATACTAAACCGCTTACAATAGGATTGGCATCCCCTCCTACAGTTCCTCGAACATTAAAGTTTGTGCCATCTTGAATAACAGGACTGCCAGTAGCAGAAACAGTTTGAGTAACAGCAAACTCTGTAAGATTAGTAGTTACGGTAGGATAATTAGTATCATCATCTACCATTTCATTGCTATATCCCCAACCATAACTAGTAAAGGCATCAGAACCAACGTGATCGGTTTTATCTTTATATCGTAAAGTTAATCCTGAAATAGCCCCATCTGTAACTTCTGCTGCTCTAAAAACCACAGGTATTGTAGACGAAGCAGGAGATTTTACAGTAAGAACATCCCCAACTACATATCCAGTTCCCGGATTTACAAAAGAAAAGTCAGATATAACACCGTTTAAAACTTCACTAATATATAAACTAGCTCTTGCATCTACACCACTAGTAAAAGCGGAGGCTACAGAGCCACTAATATGATCATTAAATCCACCTCCTACAGTAATAGTAGTATTACCAGCTGTACCACGAGCTACTTGTGTTATAGTTAATACATTAGAAGAAGCCCCAGATATTGCAACAGTAAATCTACTAGTGCCGTGTCCATTAGAATGATCAATAGCAGCCTTTAAAGCAGTTGCCATTTCAGCATGTGTAGGACTTCCATCAACTGCAAAAGCAATATTATCATTTGCAAGGACTGTGCCATTGGCAGAAGAACTTGCTTCGTATGTTTTAGTTGTGCCATCAGTAGATATTAATTGAATAGTTGCAGCAAGATCACATCCTTCACTAAAAGTAAAAGAAACTGATGCAGCAGTTCCCGCAGAAGTATCGTTTATTTCGTATTCTTGAGTAGTAGAGGCAGCATAATTTGCACCATTATGAACAAGAGTAGCTGTTTCAACCACTCCAGTATATAAAGTTTCGTCATCAGCAGCATTGTAAGTGCTATTACCATCCTTTGTATAAAAGAAAAAGGACGGAGCAAAGTTTGATTCAGCACTTAAAGCTCCACTTGTTGGATAAGAAGGATCAGCTACTGTATTTTTATTAGTACTAGTTATTTCTCTTTTCATTTTTAAAAGAGGACCTGTAATAGCTCTTGTGCTTATTGGAGCACCCGCAGAACCATGAGTAGTACTGGTTACATCAGCATCAATATAACCTAAATTAATTGTTAAAGCTACAGATTCAACTCCTCCGGTTACTCTTTCTAGTTTAAAACTATGTGCTGTTCCTGTTGCTGCTTCTTTTTCATACCCATACCCACTATCCACAATACATTCAATATCAACATTACCATCAGAATCTTCGAGCCCTTGAACAATTGCATTCTTAACGTCTGTTCCTGTATCCCAAACAATATAATATAACTGACGACCCGCACTACCAGTACCGTAATCAAAACCATAGCTACCCCCAGTTGCTCCAACCATGTTTTTTAATCCAAGTGCGTTTAGATGTCCAATAGAACCGACATCATCATTTGTTGTGCCACCGTGCCATAGCCCTTCTCCTCTATAATCAGAAGAAGCTGGCATAGTTTTAATTTTTTGTATGCCCAAAGCAGATACAATAGATCTTCCAGACTTATGATCAGATGCTGCTATAGTATAACTAAAGCTTTTCTTTTTCTGAGCGGTACTTGTTTTAGCAGGAACTGAAGTGGCATCAGGAAAATCAAATGTAATAACATCTCCTGTTTCCCAACCATATCCTCCGTCTACTAATTGAACATCTATTATTTTATCTGCTATTTCAATAAATTTAACTTTACATTTTGCTCCAGCTGAACTTGCTGTAGTAGAAGTTAAAATAGTACCAAGAAATCCAGTAGCTGTATAAGCAGCAGTACCATCGCTAGTTAAGTTTTTAGATATTTGATAATTAAATATAGTAGGATTTAATACTTTAGTATTGACATACCCTTGTATTTGACAATGATAAGAATTACCATCGTCTCCTGTATAACTTGTAGGTAATGTATAGTTTCTAGATGTACCGTCTAATTGAGCAACAGCAGCATCAAAAGTGTACCACGTTCCCGCAGTAAATTTATCAGAATCTAATTCACCGGCATCTTCTAAACAAAGACTTGTATTACTATCAGACTCGATATCTGGAGGTAATACATTATTTTTAATAGTAGTTGTTACTGTTGATCTACTTGTTGAACTTAAATCAGCATAACTACTTTGATAAGGAGGGAATAGAACATAAGTTCCTGCTGAATTAAGTTTCCCTCTGTCTTTAAAATCTCCTAAAGTTTTAACAACTCCATCAGATAATGTTAAATTAACTCTTGCATTTTTACCTGTTCCTGATCCACTTAAATATTCAATACTTTGATTGCTTACTTTTTTAGCATCGTAGTTAGCACCGGGATATGATTTGGTATTTGTAGTAGAAATATTCCAAAAGTTATTAGTTGCATTAGTTACAGAAGTGCTTGTATCTAAAAGAACACTAGAATTTGTTTTCTGCGGAGCAGTAGATGCTGAGCCATCTTCAAAGAATTTTAAGGCTCCATCACTAGCAGTAACCACACACTGTACTCCACCGGCATTATATTCTTCAGCACCCCAACAACTAGTATTACTGGTAGTATTAGCAGCACTTACTGAATCCCAGATCCATCTACCAGCACCAGAAATAAGAGGAGTTTCAAAATTATAAGTACCACCATGATTACTATGGGCTCCAAAGGTAGCAGCAACTGGTTTAATTCTAACAATATCTCCAGTAGTAAATCCACTTCCGCTATACTGCGGATCAATACTAAAGCTTTCACATACTCCCATAAGATACGCAACATCCGCAGTGATTCCTGTTTCTGTTCCATTTAATGTTTTTACTTTAACAGCATCAGAAGTTGTAGTAGTTCCAAACATATTAGAAACAGCATCATGTCCTGAGTCGCCTTCTTTTATTTGTTTAATCCAGTTCTTACCAAATGAAGATAGTATTAAACCATCAGAAGCAATAGTATTTGCAGTAAACTTAACATCAATTTCCAAGCCAGTATCAAAAGTAAATCTTGAAGCTGAACCTGAATCTAGTATTGCGGTATTAGTTGTTGTAGTAGTAGGCAATCCTATACTTATAACTGAACCATGAAAAAACTTTTTAATATCTTTATTATGTAATATGCCCCTTAACTGATAGTCTCTAACAGTTTCATTAAAAACATATTTAGCTATCGTCAAATCAACGGCTTGTTCATCTTCAAGCCCTGTAACCATTTGCTCCCCACTGTTGAGGAGCATTCTATTAATAGCTTCTAACTTAGAAATCATTCCCATTATAGTGCTCCTTATAAAAAACTAAAAACCCACTCTCCCCTTTCGAGGAGAGAGGGCGAATGTCAATATAATATTATAAATTAAAATAATATAATTATTATGACTTAACAAATGCTCCCGGTATTGCACCAAGACCAGCAGGAATATTATTTGAGTATGCAATATCAAGAGCAGGAGCTCCATTAAATAGTGCATTTCCATACAGGTCAAGAAGAATACAGCCCGAAGCTGCATCTAAAGGAGCACTGTTGTACTCTACTAATGTTAAATCGTCAGTATCAGTTTCATTCATTTCTAATGCACCGCCACCAATAGCATCAACTTCAGCAGTTGCAGAACCTTTGTACTTGATACCATCAAGGACAACACCTGTGCATTCTGGTTTAAGAATACCAGTACCGCCCATCATAGAAGCAACAGTAAAGGTAGTATTTCTACGAACATCATCTACTGTATCAACTTTAAGACCTTGTAGTCTAATAGAAGCAATAGATGAAGCTGTAAACATAAGTGCTTTAATACCAGCTTCAAGACCTTGAACATTGTACTTGTCTTCACCAATAACTGGTACAAGATTAGTATCAGGTGATGCCCCAGGATTTGTAGCAGCAACAGTTGCATAGTTTGCAACAGGTAAGTGGTTGCTCTTAACAATAGTAACACCCATGTAAACTAGAGTATCACCTAGTCCAAACATACCTTGAGATAAACCAGCACCTAAGCCACCCATGTCTTCAGTTCCACCGAAGAAAGGTCTACGACCGCCATCATCAAGATCGCCGGTTGCACGAGCGACACCAAGAGCACGGATATCTTGGAAAGTTCTTGGTTCAACTACTAAGAAGTATGGTTCTTCAGGAATGTTAGCTTCTTGTTGACGTACTAAGAAGTCTTCCACATATTGAAGAAGTTCTAAAGCAGCTGTAGTTCTATTTGCAGCAGATGCAGTGCCACTTCCTAAGTATTGGAAGTTGTCACGAGTTCTAGCAAATCCAAACTGGTGTCTTGGTTGCATGCCTCGTGTACTAGCTACACCCGCAGTAACAGTTCCCCATTTAGTTGAAGCGGAACCTGTACTGCCTCCGTCTGCTTCGTCAAAAGCTAAACAAAGTGTAGTAATAGCACTTTTTTCAAGCTCAATACTGTTACATACAGCACGAGCTACGAAAGATGCAAGTTGTCTATCACGAGTAGAAGCAAGACGCAAACCAGCTTGACGTGCAAGCTCTGCTCTGTATTCCCACTGTGATACCATTTGGTCAATGTTGTCTAGCTCAAAGTGAGCAGCCATTGGACGCTTGTCCAAAGTAACAACAAATGAATCTGAAATTGGTGAGTTGCCGTCTTTATCGCTACCACCACCAAGCTCTTCACCCGCAGACCAGACAGCGTTAAGACCTACTGTACCAGTGATTGGGAACTCCATTTGCATGCCACTTGCAATGGATCTACTTGTAACCATTGACTCAAACATATTATATTCGTCATACGCATTGATGACTTCACCCGACCATATCGGGAGCCACAAACGACCCGGAGCACCCGGAGTTGTAGCAGTATGGAGTGAAGTATCTGCTCGATACCCGATATCTCCATGAAGCAAAATTTGATCTGAACTAAATGCCATGATCAATCTCCTTTTATCATATATTATAAATTAAATAAAAAAAATTAAAAACAATATACGACATCTATCTTAGAATTATTCTTTCGAGTTCTTTGATAAAAGGAAACCATTCAATATCCCCTAAGAATATTTATTGTTTCAAACGCATTAATTAAAAGTGACCCTGTATAATTCCTTGAGAAACATTAACTCTTTGTTGTACAGCTTCTCGGAATCGAGGATCAACTTTGTATCTTGGGTTTCTCATATCTGCTATCATCTCTTGTTGACTTGCATACCCTACAATTTGTTTAGCTTTAGCCTCGCTCGCTTGTCTCCTGTTTGGAGTAGGTGATGGCTCTTGTTGCCTCATACTAGAAGCAGCTTGATTGTAGCGTTGTTGTAGCCCCATAAGAGTGGTAGCATAACTAGGAGAGCGAAGCTGTGAATTAATAGCATCACGCTCCGCTGGCTCAAGATTATCTCTTGCCCAGCCTAAAATATTATTGAGGTTTTCTTCACCTCCAACGTGACCCGCAGCAGTACGGAAAGCTTCTTTACTAGCTGCTTGTCTTCCATAAACAAAATGATCAATTACTTCGTCAGTAACACCCATCTTTGCTTTGATTTCATTTCTACTCTCTGGAGTCAATGCTCCATTCGATTCAATTTCTTCTCCCCATCTGTTCCATTCGTTTACAGTAACTTTATCTAAAGAAGTTTCTGTTTGCACTGGTTCTGGTGGAGCATCAATTTGCAACTGCTCGCCTTTTTGTGGCTCAGCTACAGGTGTTTCCACGGCAGGTTTATTTGCATTAGGATCATAGTTTGGATTTGCTATTCCATTTTCATTATATTGAGTCTTAAGCTCTGCAATTTCTTGACGAGCTTGAGTATAATTTTTCTGTGCTTCAAACAAACTATTAAACCATGCATCCGCTGTTTTAAAATTAGCGGGTATTTCCTTACCCTGATCTCTAACATGCGAGAGGAATGCCTTTTTCTCATGATTATATTGTGCAACATCTTCTTGAGGAATGCTTTCTGGTATTCCACTCTGAGATTGTTCCGGTGTAGATTGTTCCGCAACCAATTGTTCCGTTGGAGTTGGTTGTTCTGGAGTCTGTGGAGTCTCATTACTTTGCTGATCAGTCATCTATTTCTCCTGTTTATCTGGCAGACGCACTGCCAAAATAAAATCCTATAATTGCAAGCAATGCTTGCCTGTTTTCTTCTGCAAAGAGATATCCATTAATCTCTTTAAATACAGTTTTTTCTTCGCCTCCGAAAAGACCGAATAAAATTTCACCTGATTTTTCTTTTACTTCAACAACAATAGGTAAGTCAAACATTGGAGCTAAGAATGGAGCATACATACAAGCAAATAAAACTGAAAGAACTATAATCCTTCTAGTTAATTTACCTGCATCAATGCCAACTCTTTTAGCTGCACTATTCGCAGTATCATCTGAAGCTTTTTGAGCTTGCAATGCCAGCTTCATTCTTTCCTGCTCGTTTTTTCTTTTCTCAGCTTGTTGTTTAAAAATAAATCCAACAGCTGAACTACCTAACATTGTTAAAACATCAGGGGTTAACATATCAAACATCGTCAGTTCTCCTCATCAACATCTGGTTTAATGGGGAGATGATCTCTTGGATGATGATTAGGAAGATTAGTATAGATCTTTAAGTTAACAGGCGTACCCATTTCTTTTTCTATTTTCCACATATAATAATTTTCAGCTGTGGTAAATATAAGCATAGTTAATAAACTACCAGAAAAGATTCCTGCAAAAAAAGATATAAACTTTTTCTTAATCATTTTTTATCCCCTTTAGATTTTGTGGTGAATACCTTGGCAACCTTACGCAAGATGCTGCCTTTTTGTTTATCTTTATCTTTACTACAATTACATCCCATATTAATAACTCGGTCTGTTTATGTCTACAGGTGTATGTCGTTTTGGTTTTCTGTTCAAAGATTTAAAAACAGAACTTATTTTTCTACCCGCAGCAGATATTTTTCTATTCATTTCTTGAGATCTTTTATAATACCTTGCTTTACCGGGAACAGATGTCTGTGCATCAGACCATCCTTTCCATACTTTTTTGTCATCTACTTTAGGTTTAGGTCCGTACCCACTAGTATTACTAGTAGTAGCTTTCTTTGTAGCTTTTTTTACATTTGCTTTTCTTTTTTTCTTAGGAGGTCTCCCCACTTTTTTACCATATGTTCCTTTACCCATTGGCATAATTATACTCCTTAATTAATTAACTCTTGTGCTTGTTGAGCAACTTGCCCAATATTAGTACCACCTGTTTGGTCTTGAATATCTTGTTGAGCTGCTGCTTGAGCAATATTACCTACTGCTGCTCCACCTTGTGAAGCTAGTTGCTGTAACATTTGTTGTTGCATTTGCTCTTGTTGCATAGCTTGTTGTGCCTTAGCTACTTCTTCTTCAGATTTAATCCAATTATCTGGATTAAACCCTAGAGTACTAACTAAAGCTTGACCAAAGGCATCCCATTTAAAAGTAGCAATTGATTCTGGAGGAAGGTTACGAACCATTTCTCCCAATTGCATTAACTTCATAAGATCTGATTCTCTATTTAAAGCTTGTAACCCAGTAACAATTTCTACATCTAAGTTTCCTTCAGTTGTAAAGAATTGTTGATACAATCTTTTATCAATAGAACCATCATCAACCATAAGATAAACAGTTCTATTTAATATAGGTATAAATAAATCTCTAGCGATAGCACTAAATGCACCGCCTAAAATATTTTCTAATTCTTGTCCTATTTTTTTAACGGCTGTAGCTGTTACACGATCTCCCGAAGGGATTGAAGCTGAGTCTAAAAGAAAAGCTTGTCCAATTTCTCTTCTCATTTTTTCAACAGCAGCGGAAACAGCTTGTATTTGTGGACTCATAGTGGCTGCTGGACTAATAGCTTCAATGTCTTCTCTTCTAGCTGCAATCCATTGACCATTAGGAGCAACTCCTACATCATCAATATCAGTAATTCCAGCTGGATCTACTGCCATCCAAAAAGTAGAACTAGCAGCCATTCCTTCAATCATAGATCTTGTATAATTTTCTAAAGTTTCTATATCACCTATTAAATCTTCACAATGAGATCTAGAATACGGCTCGCCAGCTATAGAATTCCATCTTAATACTGCAAGAGGAAGGACATCATAAGAACCAGACTCTACAATTTCACCGTCTAATTCTTTTTCTGCTATCCATTTACCTTTTTCATCTTTATATATTCTATTAAACTCTACATCGTAACCAGATCTTGAGTAAGATATTGACCCTGTTGCTGGTTCTTCAATATCTGCATCTTCTGGTTTAGATACAAATTCTAAATAAATAAGTTCTAATAAATCACCATTCACATCTCGTCTAACAACATAGTGATCAAGACGAATATTTCTAAAAGTATAATCATCTTCTTGAATAATTAAAACATCTCCAACAATAATTAAATGTTGAAGAGCTTGAAATAATACTTCTCTCATATTCTGACTTGTTAGTTTTTTATAAACTTGGTAACTTAAATTATTAAGATAAACTTGTGTTTCACTAGAAGGTTCTTGTCCCCCTTTAAGATTAAATCTAAAGAAAGGAGAATCATCTAAAGGTAAAAGAGCGTGTAAAATACGAGAAGACATAGCAGTTACGCCACGAGCAGAGACAGAAGAAAATGGTTTATTTAAAGAAGTATCGTCAGTATAACCTTCTGGAGGAAATATAGATGGAATAGTTAGCCAAGAACAATGCCTTGCTCTTTCTAATTTTGCATAACGAAAGCCATCTAACTTATGAAATCTTTCTGCTATAGTTTTCTCTTTCATTTAATTACTCCGGTCTAGGAATTTGAATAGAATCTGGTCTATCTCTATAAATTGATTCTGCTGCTCGTGTTCCAACATTTCGTTGGGCAGCAACTTCTTCTTGAACAGCTCCTTCTTGTGCTTCAATTTCAGCTTTCTTTCTTTTAGCTTCTTCTTCTGCGGATTTAATTCTAGCTAACCTTGCTGCTTCTCTTTGAGCTTCTCTTTCGTCAGCTTTTTCTTGCATCAACATAGTATTTTGTTGCATTCTTTCAAACTGACGTTGTTGCATTTGTTCCATAGCTCCGTAATCTGTTTTTGGTGCTTTGCCTCCACCCATTTTATTTTACCTCCCTTTTACTTGTTGTTTTCTTATGGACTTTAGTTTGTTTATTACGTCCCGTTGTCCCCCTCGAAACGCCCACTCCTCCCTTGTCGTCAGGTTGCTGTACTCCATCGGTGGATACAGTAGATCCAGTTCCTTTATTACTTGATCTTCTATCAAGGGCATCCGTTCTTTCAGAGATTTTTTGGACATTTTGTTCTAGCCTTTCTATTTTATTAGTTAGTTCTTGTATTATCCCCATTAAATGTTTTTCAGTTTGTGATAAAGCTCGACCAGCCCCATACATACTTCTTATAAATGCTTGTGTATTCATTTTATATCTCCTGTTAAATCGGTAATCTCACAACCACCTGCACTACAAGCAAGCTCTTTGCTATTAGTTGTAGTATCTTCTTTTTCATAATTTTTTAATTGAGTCCAATCAATATCAATTGGTAAATTATCTTCCATCTCAAGAAAACTTTTATAATCTTTTATTTCTTCAAATGGAGCTTGATCATATACATGATCTTCTTTTGGTAAGAAAGATATTCCACTTACCCAATTCCAATTATTCCAAACCCAGTTTCCTATTTCTAAAAACTCCTCATTAGAGTAAGAAATAGTTACACTTGGTTTATGATCGCACCAATGTCTTTGATATATTAACCAAAGATTTAAATGGTTTAATGCACTAATATCTTTTTGTGTTTTAGAACTCAATGGAGAACTAATAGGAAAAGAAAACACGGTAGTACTATGTGGTCGCATACAACAATCTTCATGTGGGATACCTTGATCAGACATAAACTGTGTCATTGGATCATTCTTATCCATTCGTACTCTTCTAATATATTGTTTACTATATCTTGGATGCATTCCTGAAGATGAGCCAGCTACACAACTAGTAGTTCCACTAGGCTTAACACAAGTAATAGCTGTGCTTTCATTAATACCTAATTTATTAGACCATATCTTGTTTATATGTTTAGCACATTTCTTCAAATCAATTAAAGTATTAGGAAGATCAGGATTATTTACATCACTGAAAAATTTATTATCATATATTCCAGTAAAAGAAACTCCTAGTAATCTTTCCTCATCACAATTTAATCTCCATTGTTCATCTAAATAAGGAAATCTAGTACAAGCAGATTGAATAGTTCCAAAAATAGCAGCAGATCTAATTTTACTAGTAATAGATTGAATCGTATCGTCTGATTTAATTACAATCTCTGATAAATTACAAAATTGTTTGTGTCGAAGAATGATTTCAGAACAAGGATTTGTTCCAAATTTATAATCTGAATCTCGACCAGCTAGTTTTGCTATAGTTTTCATTGATTCTCTATTGCATATACCTCTTTCTCCTGATTTAGAATTGTACATCTCTGCCCATTCTTCTAAGAAAGTAGAGAAAGATGGTTTATTATTATACACAGCAGAGTTATTAGCTAAAGATCTATGACCTGCTGATTCCCACCAAGGACCACTCTTAGCTCTTGCCATGCTCTTGTCTTCTAAATCACTAAGAGAAATTAAAGCGGATCGCCTGACAGCACCTGCTATTACAATCTCTCCAATCATACACACAATATCATGTACTTCTAAGCTAGATAGCTTGCGTCCTTTGGCATTGTGAAATGTATTAGTAACAAACTTAAACAAACGAATCAAGGGCTCAGGACCCGAAGCTCGTCCTCCAAAAGTTTTAAGTCTTGCTCCTGCGGGTCGAACCTGAACCGTATCCCATGTTGGATGAATGCCTTGATACAAATACCAGACCAGCTGTTCTAACGACTCAGCCCACCCTTTTCTAGAATCTTTAACTATAATCTCTATAGTTTCTACTCTTTTAATAACATTTGGTATTTCAGGGAGCTTGGCAATCTCGTCTCTTTCGCAAGAGAATCCCACACCAGTTCCACAACAAAGAATATATAATATTTGTGAAAATATTGAAGGATCATTTACAGCCACATAACTACAGTTATATAAACAAGTGTCATCTACTTCCGCAGCAGCTCCAGCAGTCATCAATGCCCGCATACTAGGGAATACCTCACGGTTTAACAAATGTTTCTTAGCATCCTGAAGATCTGGATCTTCTGCGTCTAGGTCAAACCTATTAATAAAATAATTAAAATATCTATTAACACATTCTTCCCAAGTCTCTCTTCTCTTCTCCTCCTCTAGCCACCTACAGTATTTACTAGTAGCTATGAAGTCTTCAAATAAACGGCTCAATGTTATTCTCCCTTTACCCAATTATGTGGTTTCCATAAATTAATACTATTATCTTTCTTGTTATATTCACCATCCCGAAGGATACGAACACACCAAGCCATAGACATAGCAAACTGACCTGTAGTCATGTCACCATAATCCTCCGCTGGATTAGGTCGTGTTTCATTATCATATAAATTAAAGATATTCGACACCCATTCACCCTTAGCCCAATCATTCAGATACTTTTCTGCCTTCTTAGGACCAACTCTCCAAAGTCCGGGAATGCCGTCTGTAGAATCTCCTGTCATCCATTGTTTAAAAAAGAATCTATCAGCCTCTTCTTCTTCTATGAATACAGGCTCCTCTTCTTTATCAGGGTTCCAATGCCAACCCGGCACACCTCGTAGATCTTTATCTATAGTAACTGCAATAGCTGACCCGTTGCTTGCAGCCAATCCCATAAGATCATCTGCTTCTAATTTATTTACAGCTTTACAGTCCGCATTATCATATAATATCTCTACAGAGTAGCCTAAACAATCTGGTTGTGCAGACCCATCTCTATGTGCCTTGTAACGTGACCAATGCTCACGCCTAAAGTTTTCACTCCTTGGACAAGAAAAAGCAACGATAATTTTCTTCACACCATGAGGTGTCCATCGTTTAATATCAAGGCTTAGTCTATCCTCTAATGCATCTATGCCCTCAATATCTGCCCAGAATGAAGCTTTATATGCTAATATATCTCCATCTAATACAGCTATCTTAGGCTTCTTCATCTATATCTCCAAATAATCTATCAATTAAATCATCAATAACAGACTCAATATCAGGTATACGTTGTTCTCTTCTAGCTTTACATAGCTCACAAGAGCATTTACTTTCTGTTTGACATTCTAAACCTAACCAAAATTTTATCCTCCTGATAACCATTTGTCGCAAGTTCTCTTCGGTAGTTTCGTTAATAAGAGTAGTAGTAAATAAGTCCTGATAGTCAGCCCTACCCATGTCTTTTGATACCGACAGCAATTCAGACTCATGCGTTCTCCATTCTGCGTCTGCATTTTCCATCGTTCTAGATCCCGCAGTAACAAATATTTGTATCGCCTTGAGTTTCTTACCTTTGGATAGTTCGTTAAGATATCGGCAATCATCCACAATGACAAGTCTCTCCCAATACTTTTTCCCTTCATTTAAATCATCCATTTCTTCTGATTGAATCTGTTGTAATTTTTTATACCATTGATTAACCCAATAGTCTGGGTTATCATCTCGCATAATCTTGCCTAAATGTTGGCAATAATCTCTATACTCTTCCGAGTTTTTATCTTTACATAATCCTTTTTCTTTCGCTGAATCCTTAATAGGACCTGCAAAGGGAAGAAGTATAGGCTTGTATCCTAATTTAAATCCTTCTTCTGCAATAAACTTAGCAGTTGTTGTTTTACCAACTCTTGCTTGTCCACTTATAGTAATGATTTGCATTTCCATTCCTCCATAACACTTTTTGATGAAACACAATTTGTAACAAGTGTTTTCCATAAACTGACAGGGCTATAATTTTTTGCAATATTATAAGCTTCATGCTTGCGATAATAATTAAGCCAAGATATAACAGGTACAGTACAAGCATCGGGCGGGTATTGTTTAAAAAATATTCTTGTCAAAAAATACTTAGTCATTTTATAAGGGTTCATATTAAAATTATTTAAATCATTAAAAAATAAAGAGTGTGGGATAACATCTGCAAAATATAATACATCTACTGGCTCTACTATTTTTAATAAAGTATTTAACGGAATCCATTTGCTTTTTCTTTTTATATCAGAATGTAAAGCAAATAAATGTTCATAGTTTTCTCTTCCCTTTTCCCTAACAACTAAAGCAACATGATTAATTCGAGAGCCAGTTAATACATTAACTAACCAACCCCAAAATGTTTTCTTTTTAAATTGTCCAAATAAAACATATACTTCTATCAATGTGTTTCACTCCAATCTTTTCCAACTCTAAACTCACCGTCTAGTTGCATACACTTAAGTTTTTCTCCAGCTTCTTGAATAGAATCTACTGCCATCTGACCAACAGTATCTGCAATACTAGGCTCGCATTCTAACTGCCACTCATCATGAACTGTAGCCATAAATCTAGCATTAAGTTTTGCAATTTTCCTATTCAATAAAACTTGAGCAAGTTTCATAACAATAGCACCATCTCCTTGCAATTGAACATTCAAAGCACTATGCTCTGACCGACAAGGAACTTCTCTACCGTCTAATAAAGTAACTGTTCCCTTTTTAGATACTTGATACTTAACATCATCAATCACTTTCTTAATAGCTGGTAATTTACTAAAGTAAGACTCCTTTAGTTTCTTGCCCATGTGTGCTGATTGATTTATTATCTTACCAATTTTAGCATCTCCAGCTCCATAAATCAAGCCATAAAAGAAAGTTTTACTAAGATCTCTGCTAGGTAAACCCGCAGCTTTTTGATTCACAGTATGAATATCATCCGTTAAAATAACATTAGCATATGAACCATTGTCGTACTGCATCATTCTAGTAGCTAACATTCTAGCTTCAAGTCCAGAGGCATCAGCCCCTACCATAACCCATTCATCTTTAGGGATAAATAAACTTCTTGCACGTTTATCGCCACTAACTTGTTGAAGATTAGGCTGGCTTGCGGTCATCCGACCTGTTACTGTACCTTGAGGATTAATAGAACCATGTATTCTACCATCTCTACTATTCTCTGCTCGCTTTATCCAATCAGATACTTGTCCCATAAGTTTTGTAATATTAAAATAATCTATTAACATTTTAACTTCAGGAAACTTTAATCTCTTTAGTACTTCTTCATCTACCTTTGGATTACCTTTATCTGTTTGTGGAGGAATCCAATTGTATTTATCTTGAAGACGTTCAGCTATTTGTTTTCTAGATCCGGGATTGAATACAGTAATTCTATCCTTTAATCTTTTACCAGTCTTTTCTGAATGTCTTTCTTCTACTTTAGTTGGAAAGACTTCACGAAGACTATCTTCAATAGAACATTTTTCTAATAGTAAATCAATATGCAAAGCTTCTGCTTTATCTAAAGCAAAACCAATACCATTTGATATTTGTTTAGCTATGATAGTAGTTACTTCATGTTCAAGCCATACGGATTTACTATACTTGTTAGCAAATTCTTTTTGTCTATTGTATATCTCAGCATTTACATGCACATCTTGAATGCAATAGTCTAACATTTCTTGTGAAAAGAAATCAAACCCACCAGTGTAGTTTGTTTTTTCTACACCAATGTGTCTACCCCAGCATTCCAGAGAGTTGCCACCCAATGGGTGACTTGACTTCTCTGGATACATCATCTTGCTAACAACCAAAGTATCAAAAGTAGGAGTGTTAATTTTGCCGTAAGTCCTCTCCAGCATAGGAATATCATAAATAATAATATTATGACCAATAATAAGATCAGATTTACGCAGAAGTTGAACGCCCAACTCGATGTTATCTTCTGTAAACGTGTATATTTTTTCTGTTTCAATGTCTTTGGCAACTAAGCACCATACTTTTGTACCGGCTGGTGTAGCATTTCCTTTCCTATCTAATATAAGTTCGTTTAATCCATTCGCTTCTATGTCGAATACTAGTTTCATACTTTACTCCTTCGTCCTGATTTTGAGGACTACTCATTTGAAGGCTCCAGTAACAATTGACCTGTGTCATCTAGAGCAAAATTTATTTCTTGCAATCTACCTGTAGCTCTGTTGTAATACAATGCCGAAGCAACGCCAGCTCTACCAGTTAGTCTATTCTTTAGAACCCTAACCGTTGTAGTATTTGCGATCCTTTCGTCAGAATTTTGTCGATCACGTTCAAGAGCAACAACGACATTAGGAACGGAAGCAAGACTACCAGAACCACGCAGGTCTTGAAGAGTAATCCGGTCGCCTTCTTCGTATGCTTTAGTTGTTTTCTTAAGTTGTGAAACCACATCTATTCTTACTCCTGTTCTTGAGACAAGACTTCTCATCTCTTTCATTAAGTTATCAATGACCATTCTTTCAGAGTCATAGTTATCATCTGAAGTTGCAAGTCCTACCGCAGCAGCAGTAATATGATCTAATATAATAACTTCAACACCTAGAGAAACAGCCATGTATTCCATTCTTGCAAAGAGATTACTTAATCCACTATGACCAAGGTGATCATAGATATATAACTTAGTATCATTAAGTTTTTCTTTTGCATCATTGTACATCTCTTCTGTAAACTCGTCAACTATCTGCATATCAATAGGTTCTTTTCCTAGTTTGATCCGCAGATCATTCATAGTTTTAGCAGCCTTTAATGCTCTAACAGGTTTGTTTATCATAATAGATATCATATCATCTAGTGTTTCTTGCGGTGCTTCTTCCAACATAATTGCACCAACGCTACGACTCTCTTCCAGATGGTGCATAACCAACTCTTTGAGTATTGTTGTCTTACCAGATCCTGTGCCTGAACACCATAGAGTAATCTCACCTGATCGTTGACCGACAAGGAACTCAGTAAGCGTATCAAATGGGAATCCATATACTTTTTGCTCCACTCCCTCGGATTTACTTTTAATATCTTTAACATGTAGAATTTCATCAGGTGCATATACTTGTGCTTGCCAAACAGAATTGATGACATCCTTGCCAGCTTTATTCATTAGGCATTCATTCGCATCCTTATAAGGTAAAGATGTAATATAACATTTACCCGGAGGCAGTACCTCTGCAACTCTAGCCATTGCTGCACGACCTGCTTCATCTTGATCAAAGCATAGTACAATTTCTTCATAGCTTGTTATAAATTCTAAGTTTTGTTTAACTGATTTAATGGCAGATGCTGCACCATTTGGAAGACTAACCACGGGCCATTTGGATTGCAATAGCATATTAACAGACATACAATCAATTTCACCCTCAGTAATAATAATCCTTTTGTTTTTCTTGCCAGCACCTGACCAAAGATTTTGTCCCCATAAGGGAAGATTACTTGTATCGCCACGCCATACAAACTTTTTATCTGGAGTTCTAATATGCTGAGCAATAAGTTTACCATCTCGATAGTAGTTAGCAATGTCACAGAACTGCCCATTAATTTTAGCAGTTTGATAATTGTAAAGCTTTGTAGTTTTTTCATCAATAAGTCTATTTGGTTTTGATATACACTCACCATTGATTGGTGAAAAATTTATACTAGACGGAACCTTGGTTTCGTATTGCACATTATCTCCTTTTTGAAAATACTCACAGGCAAAACAATACCCATGACCATCGGAGTATCTTACTAGATTATCTCCGGAACTATCATTGCCTTGTTGTCTACATGAGGGACAAGGCTCCCTATGAATTGCTTGACTTTCTTCTTGCATTCTCACGCCTTTTAAACTCCTTTTCAGTTATCTTTCCAAACGCTAAATCATGTCTGTCTCTATACTCTTCATCAGTTACATATTGTTTTCTTCTTCCGTCACCTTTTCCATTTGCTTCTGCTCCTTTTTCTATATGGGGCATCCATGTTTTTTTATTCTTCTGTTTTGAAGGAGTCATAAACATGTCGTTCTTTACTTGTCCATTTTCTTTTTCCCATTGTTTAACTCCTCCTACCTTCTCTCTTCTTTTCATTATGTCTTCAACTTTTTTTTCTCTGCTCCATCCATTAGCATTTGATCTTATATTACCCATTATATAATATTCTCCTTCCAAAGATCATCGGTTAACTCGGCTTGCAATCCCCAAGCTTCGTCTTCACCATCTCCAGTCCACTCATTAGTTTCATATTGTTTAACATGAATAAGTTCATGAACCAGTGTCATAACAAAATTTCTTATGGTTTGATCACCATGTAATTCAATATAATAATTATATTCATTAACTTTTTCACAAGTACCATAACAATCATTCATAGGTTTAATACGAACAGTTACACTTAAAAGATAACTAAGTTTCATTCTGTACTTAAACCAATCAATTACATCCGTTACAATTTTTCTTTGGTGTTTGTATCCACCTTTAACTGCAATCATGTTTTCCCCCATGAACACTTCGGGCAGGACTTGAACCTGCGACCTACGGATTAGAAGTCCGTTGCTCTATCCACTGAGCTACCGAAGCACTACGCTATATAGGGCGTATGCCTAAAGTGAAGTAACCTTCTTCTCCCTTCGGAGCCCACTCTTTAACAGCGTGAACAGAGCGAACTATATTATCATCTACCCATAATTTATCATTGAGTAGATCAAAAATTGCTTTGATAAAATTATCTATGTCGCCCTTTGGACATTCTAGTTTTGTTGATTTAGGTTGTCGTACATAACATTCTAAGTCAACAGCAATGGGCTGATCAATTAAATCAAAGTCAGCACCTAACACTTCGTAGACTACCTTTGACCCTTCCTCTCTAAACTTTTTATAAGGACCAGTAAAGTAAGCCCCGAACTTAGATATTCGGGGTCTACTTGCAGCAACTGGGCTTATTGGAAAGGTGTATTCCACTTCTTTTAGAATGGGATATTGTCATCCGTTACTTCAGGAACTTCTTGCTGTTCCACTACAGGTGCTTTGTAATCGGAACCATCGAAGCCATCAGTAGCGGTGAACCCACCAGAGTTAGCTTTCTCGTTCTTCTCAATGATTTGACAACCATTTAAAAAGAAACTTAGTGAGTTGTCCCTTGATATTACCATCGGGGATAGACGAAGACGAACTTTGTCTCCACCAAAAGGAACAGCATCGGTATCATTTGTTGATGCATCCTTACAAGGGAACGTGTTTGTTCCATCCTTAGTATAAATAGTAGACTTTACTTTAATAGTTGTTACACCATCAGCTTCTCGCATACCATTAATCTTCTTAGCACCTGAATCTTTTAAAGTTTTATCAAGTGTTGTTTGAAGATCTTCATTAACAACCACAGTAATGTTGTGATTGCCCGGACTTCCAAACTTATCATCTGGTTTGTGTAAGTGTGACCACTGTACATCAAGTGTGTTAGTATAAATAGGTGACATTTTAGTCATCATTTTTTTCTCCTTCATTGTTTTCTTTATTCATTTCACTAGTGTGATTAAATGCTTGGTGATTCAAACGACTAATAGTCTGTTGAATCCCTGATTGAATGTGTGACATAGCACCGGCTACATCATTAAGATATCGAACTACGTTCTCAACTTCAACTGCTGGCTTTTCTGCCTGTGCTTCAGCATCAGCTTTGATCTTAGCTTCCATTTCATCTCGATACTCA